TCCCAAAACCAAGTTCCATCTTCCAGCAGGACAATAGCCCAACCCCAAAATTGCAAATCCAATCTATCCTTACCAAACCATAGATGAACAGATATGCCGTTCTTTAGATGGGCTAAGAAACTGGACTGAGCTTGGAAGTTATTTTCATGTTCTAAGAATGACGGTTCATCCGCAAACTGGTCGGCTAGCTCACCAATCCTATTGTACGGATTGAGCGGAATGCTTGTCAATTCTAACTGGTAACGGGTATCTCCAACCGGAAATTCGATGAGCTGACGACAGGAAACAAACTTAGGTTTCTTACCATCAGGTAATTCGTAATCAGTCGAAGTTTGTATAAACCTTTCTACGGCAAGCATATTGGTGAACACGCCTAGTATCCTAGGATTGTGGTAGCTATCACCATCATAGATTCTTTCTATTAACATATATTGTGCTTCCATTGTTAGACCTCTACAATATTAACTTCTTTTAGGAAAATTGTTAGATTTGCAAGCTCTTCTGGTGTAAGTTTGATTTCTGTAACTTTGCGGCCATCACCTATCACGCTAAGAGTCGCTGTGCCATCATAGACATTTACAACTATAAATTTATTAGTTGAAATGAATTGATAGCGGACATTAATTGAACCATTCATATTGCCTCCTATATTAGCCCAAACAAAGCCAATACAGCAATTACAATCAATGCAATCGGAATGCCTAAAACAGCAAAGGCAATAGCATAGATTATAAATTGCCAAGCAATCAAGACCAGCGAAATTAGGTATTCAACTAAGAATAGCGTACATCCCCAGCTACGCCAGCCTTCGCTTTCTACGAACGTTCCACTTTCAGGATCATACTTCATTGGTGACATTAGGAATCCTCCAAACATAGAACCAAGATAGCAATATCATAGACATTGCCTTCATCATCCAGTTGCAAAGTTACTTGTGCCGAAGTTGGAACAAACCGGATGGTAATAAACCAATCGGGCAAAGTTAGCTCATATTCATACCTGTTGGTCTTTGACTTCTCTAAGAACCCCTTTACAATCATTGGGTCTTGGGCATCCTGACCATACCTATCAAGGTCAATCGTCAGGGTTATATTTTCATTTACGTACTTATCGAGCATTCCTACATCTGGCATTTTTTGTCTCCTAATTTTATGGACAGGCTAAGTATGGTTCTCCACAGGGTTTGACAAACCAAACTTTGCTTTTGTTAGTTTTCCGTAAAGCATATAGGGGTAATATCAAGAGTAACATTCAGGGTATAGTTCAAATCCCTAGTTACGAATCGCATTTGGGGAATACCAGCCATCCAAAGTCTATCTTGGCGGGATACTTTGGCTACCAATAAATCCTCTCGATACATGGCTTCAATCTGTTCTTGGCGTTCTATCAGTTTCACCCTATGCTCGAGCGAATTTTCGATCCCAAACTCTTTCATGTAATCATTGTGGTTCATGTTAGTCTCCTATATTTTGACAGGTTATAGTTTGCTTTTGTAGTTATTAGGCATCCCTAGAGTCATAGGCTTTGCTAATGGTATTTTGGTCTGCCCATTGTGTCCAGTCCATGTCAGGTTTGACAGGATTGCTTTCACTAAGCCATAGTGCCGAACAATAGCCTTGAAAGAAATCAATCAAGTCAGATACCTTATGTAGTCTTTGCCGGATAACCTGATTATCTTTGTGAACCAAGATTATCTCGCAAGGAATAGACCAATCGTCAGATGCATCTAAGTATTCACCAGCAAAGTTGATAAGTGACTTTGGATCATCGAAAGCCATTGTTGAATTTACTTCATCTGAGTTTATTACTACAATGTTTGTTTTAGCCATCTTTGTATCTCCTATGTTTGGTCAAGGCGGGGCTACCCCACTTTGAGCTAAGTTTGGAGGAACTAAAAAAGCCCCACCAAAATCGGTGGAGCTTCTTTAGCCCAATCATGGGTAGAGAATTATCTATCGACACCCTCCTTTAGGATTCGCAATCCTTGTTCTAGTATTCTATCGGCACGATCTTCGAGGGTCATTGGTAGGTATTCAATCCTTGCATCCTCAATGTCATCACCCTCAAGTTCGGGTTCCGACCATAGCTGTTGCAAAGTTTGAATGGCTTGGTCTAGGGAAACAAACTCGATATGACCAAACTCAGCTTCCAATTCTTTGACATCTACATCTTGATTATTGAACTTTGGCATTTCAAACTCCTATTGGTTGGATAGTGTTGCCAACAATGCTTTTGCTGAGGCAATTTGTCGTTTTTTGACTTCTGGATTCATACGAGAAAGCTTGCCGAGTCTAGCACCCTTCTTGGAAGTTTGCTTGGGTGTAGTTCGTCTTTCCCAATAATCGGCAATCAACTTTTCATCCAATTGGGAAGGCATGAAAGTATGACGTAGCCCAAGATGAGCACCCAAAGGATGATCCTGAAACGTTATCTTCAAACTTGGTAAACCTTTTACGAAATTCAACTTAGCCTCGGCTACTAAGTTATCCCTAAGATCGTACATCTCAACTTTGTGCAAGCCATCAGTACTCCGAATGATAGTAACCCTATCAATGTGCTTGCTATCGTTGAACAGTCGAAAGAAGTCAATCAAGTTTTGAAAGATCATTATTTGCCTCCCTGAGATAGAGTAGCCAACAATGATTTAGCGGATTGAATTTCATTGTATTTCTTGGAAGTAATTGTGGTTTCTTTGTCAGGACTATCCTCATCAGACCAACATTCCAATTCACGAAATGTGCAACCGTACTTGATGGCAGCTTTAGCCAGCTCTAAGATGAAAGTACCAGATTTGTCTTTGACAAAATCCTTAATCCTATAATTGGTGTTCCGAAGGTCGCTTTCAAAGAATTGGACAATCAAAGAAAGGTGGCACATTTCGTGAAGCATAGTCAGCTCAACGTTCTTTGGATTGTCTTTTTGTTTCCCCCTAACTACGATGTAGTAACAATGACCATCTGAGTATCGGTAGTAAATTTGCCCGCCCCTACGATTGCTTGGTCTATAATCGTAAGCCAAAGCATCAGGCGTAGGTAGCTTTCCATCGAATACCTCCGAGTTTAGCCTATCAAATATTTCGACCAAACTTGGTTCGTAAATCCCAGCTATCTCATTATGGTAAGACATTTTTTGCTCCTTCAAACTATGATAGATCAAACAACCGATTAAATGCCGACATGGAAAAGGGTAGATTTGCCAAACCTAGCTTTGCCTAACCTTGACCAACCAAACCAATCTATGCTATCCAAACTATATACATTATACCACGAAAACTAAGTATTGTCAACCAATGTGAGAAGGTGAAGTTAGCTCTGTGAGACTATGGAAAAGCAAACAATCAAACAGACTAAACAAACATCAAAGATAGTAAAATCAATAGTAATAGTGCTATATAGATAGGGGTAGTATGGAGATTCATAGATAGATAAAGCATACTGTGTATTACATAGTATAAGGTAGCATACAATATAGAGTAATATATAGTAAGCATACTTAGGGAAGTCGAGAGGTTCAGTACAAACACACACTGACCCGTATGCTCACCCATTCTACCACCCACATACTATGCCGAGTCATACTTAGGAATCATATGCGTATAGCCTAATAGGACAAATTGGATAAACTTTGTCCGAATTGCCGGATATTTTGGACAGCCTAACTATGCCATTACTAGGTATGGTAAAGCTAAGTATCACCTATATGCGTATAGCCTTAATTGGACTAATTAGACCTTAATTGTCCGAAATTTTTGGACAGCCAAAGTTTGCCATTTCATACTTAGCCGGGGATTTTTTGGACAGGCTATCTCGCCCTTTACTTCGGCACAGAACAAACTATGCTTTTGCTACGAATCGTACAATAAATAGGATAATCTATATCCAAATTACCCAAGTTTGTCATCCCAAACCAACGGAAACTGGACTAAAATTGTCCGATTTACAAAAGTTAGCTTTTTCATAGTTTGAAATTGCATATTTTGGACAAGCTAAGTTTGCCATTACCTATTGACAAAGCTAAGTTTGATTTACCTAAGTTTCAGTTATATGCGTATAGCCACCACAGAGGCGACAAATTAGACCTTATTAGTCCGAATTAGCCGAAGCCCAAAGGCGACAAAAACTATCCAATTAGTCCGAATTCGAGCGGGCATGGCTCAATTTGGACAAAGCCGGTCGGAATTGTCGGAATTATCCTCCTGGGGTTGAATACGACAATTCGGATAGGAATAGTCCAATTCGTCGCAGAGTTGACAATTTGGGTCGGAATTGTCCGAATTAGATCCAAAAAAATAATCCGGAGTAAATTCATCCGGATTATCTAGATTTGATCACCTCCAATCAGCTACGAAATTTGGACAATTCTAGTCTGAATAATCCGAGTAGCAAGCCTACAAAAAACACGACAAAAAAGGTATGAATTGGGTAGTTTGTCAGTAATTGGACTAATCCGGTGATAATTGTCTGGTCTGTCATCTTGCCTCCGATTGTAATTTAGATAATTCTGGTCTTATTTATAAGGATTGGAGGGTGACTGGTGTCACCCTCCGATTTGCGAGTAATTTGGTCTGATTAGTTAGCTTTGCAAGCTTCCAAGCTTTGCGGGTGATTCTTTCGTGTATTGCCTCTTGCCTCCACGATCGACATGCCATTCTGTGGAAACTTGACCCCATGCATTAAGCAGGTTAAGCAGGGTTTCACCATCGCAAGAAACTGTTTTCACTTCGTCGGATACAGTGATTTGGTATTGTTTCATTTCGGAAACTTTCACATCCGAAATAAAATCCATGACAGTTTCACGGGAAGCTATCGCATCGTTGTTGCCCGCATACGATGTGAGGATATTTAGCAAGCCCGCCAAAACCGCTTTGTGGTTTTCTTCGTTTAGCTTAATGATAGTTTCACCAAATTGGAAAACCGCTGATAAAATTCTGGTTATTTCTGAAGCTTTTTTGCCCATGATTTTAAACCTCCACTTTCGATTTGATTTGTTTGTTACTCGCAAACATAGATACATTATAGTTGAAAAAGCATACTTTGATCTTAACGATTTTGAAAGGTTTTATTAATCTTCCTTTAATGAAGGTTTAATTTGTTAAGGTATCTTAAAAGCTGAATTCTTTAACATTAAACGAATTCTTTAAGGTATCTTAAAGCGAATTCTTTAACATTCCTGTACCATAGGTGTGAAGTATTTCACAAGTAAATAGATAACTCGGATAGTTTTTGTCCGATTTAGAGTAGAGTAATTAGACCGAAATACTCCAATTTGAAGTAGATAATTCGGATAGTTTTTGTCCGATATCCCCCCTATTCGGACAAATATGACCTGAATTGTCCGAATTGCCAGCCGATGTGGAGGGCACGGACTGGCACACCCCAAATCCCTTAGTCCACAGAACAATTAAAGGTTCACAGACTAATCATGTGGATGTAGGGTACACCTGATAGGATAACTACCGTAAGACTTTGGAAACACATAGGCATAAATAGTATAACCCTTAGACCCACCTATGTGAGTAACAGCCTCCCACGCTGAACCTACAGTAATAGGAACACCGCTACTATGCCAATAAGTATCAGGATCAGGATTCTGCCATAAGAAGTTTAGTTCTGGCTGTATACCTAAAATAGGAGCAGCTGTGTGTGTTTCCCATCTCCATATTACAGGCTTACCATTGTTATAGCTTTGAGGGATTAGTTGTACAGCATAATCTCCTTCGTATTGTACTAATGCCCACGCTTGTACATAGCCAGCACTAATACCATAACTATCATGTAAATAGTGAGAACACTGCAATAATTGTGTTTCTCTTGGTTTGAATATTATAGGTAGAAATACCTTATAACTCACAGAATTTGATGCACTTAAGCCAGTTATAAGCAAAATACCCGTTATTATGCCAAATATTATTTTTCTAATCATATCACTCCTCCATTATATAGCCATCTGCATATACTTGTACCCTAGTGCGTTTATCACCGGGTTTTATCTTTATTGATACTGTCTCCCCTTCATAATACCTATGTCCCTTCTCAAAGTTGATACCTAGGTCGGTTATGAAGGGGATTTCTCTTTCTCTTACACCGTCACGGTAAAAAGCGAGTATACTTTGTTTATTTCTATCTTGAACGGCGACGAGCGAGGTAAGGACTAGAGTTTCGTTTGGTTGTACAGTATAGGTCGTGTAGGGGATGGGGTAGTAGTTATTTATGTTGGGAAAGTTTGATGAGTTGTATCCTTGTAGGTACACTTCTTCATAAAATTTTTCACTAAGCCCCGAAACCGTGACGTATACTTCGGGTGGTTCTACGTTTACTTCATTAAATATGTCAATGCCAGATATTGTTACCACCAAGCCCGAAAGCGTGATAGAAGGTATATCTGGCATAGTTAGATCGGGTGGTAGAAGATATTTCCTGCCTTCTACATCTATAGCAAATTTTAAATTTGTATCTTGGTCGATCACTAAGTAATCGACAAGCTTTTTGCTTATCATAATCCATGCCCTCTCGCCCCCTACCTATGCTATTGTATTTGTGGATGATACTACAGCACTTGTATTACTTATAAGTTACATAGGTGTTGCCATTATACATCTTGGCTACCCACTGATTCCATCCTATTCTTGCCCATGCTTCCTTAGAAGATTTAACCACTTCTTCTAATTCAATTGGTTCATCGCCTAGTCGTAGTAATTCTACTTTACCATAGCCCGTACTTGGGCCGCTTCTTACATTTACAGCATTTACTCGTACTTTCAAAATCTTACCTAAATGATAGATAGGTTCTGGTGGAGTTACAGGTTCTTTCTTCAAATATTGCATGAAAGCTGCTAAATCACCATTAAAGTAGTTACCATCATATTTACCCTGTGCTTTATCAGTAAACTGCCAGAACTTATACTCTGTCCATACTTTAGCAATCTTAGGAGATACTACACCGTAGTTAGCAATCCATAGATCGCAATCCGTAAAGTCGGCATTTCCAGTTAGCTCTAGCCAATGATAGTAGCTAGTATAGATAATAGGACGCTTGACACCAAAGTTTATCTTTGTACGTTCAATAGACTTACGTAATCTTTGTGCATTTACATACCTGCTATAGTAGCCAGCATTGTAATACTTCTCTACATCATAGATAGGAGGAAAGTCCGTTTCACCACTTTTTTCACGGTAATAGTCGGCTTGGGCGTGTGCGTCTTTTGTTACTCTCCAATAGTGGAAAGAACCAAATGGCTTACCTTTAGCCTCCGTGCGTTTCTTCCAATCTAGATACATTTGGATATAGGCTTCGGGATAGGATACACCATCCGTTACTTTACCTATAATAAACTCAGCTCCCCACTCGTCAATCATTGTTTCAATAGGTACGGGATGCTTCCAATGATTTACATCAAAACCAAATAACATTATATATTGCCTCCATTTTACCAGTCGTTCTTCCAGTTTCCTGCAAGTCGCCATAGGTTATTTTCATTTTTAATCATTCTAATCCAATCTACTACACACATAGTAGGAGGATGGGCTAAGCTACCATCATACAAACCAATACCTACCCAATTTATAGCTCCACAAAGAACATCTGTTGATGTATCTTGTGTAACCCTTGACCAAATAACACCATCCATACTCCACCATGCTTTTATAGAGTCGTCACTTTGTGTAGTAAAAGCTAAAAATATTTCTTGACAAGGTATGAATTGGGTAGTATCTACGTTAATTTCACCAGCACCGTTCTTTCTATAGTGTCTTAGGAATAGGTTATCACCGTTTCTTTGTATCTCGAAAGAATTTGCATAACTACCGTTAGGTGGGCCGCTTCCCCATGAGCCAGATGGTTCGTCTCTAGCAATAAAGAAGTTAACTTTATCTCCGGTGTTGTTAGAATTAAACATACCAACTTTAGCCGCAATAGCACTTATTGTACCTGATGCTACTGTAAACTGTTTCTTTATTAGCATTTTTTCACCAATACCATAACCATACATAATCAAACGGCTAGGCAGAGAGTTATGTACATCATAGTAGTCGTCAGTTGGATAGCTATTTAGCCAACCTGAAAGAGTTGTGTGTGTTGGATTTGAGCCAGCACCATTTATCAGTTCCCAACCATCTAAATCACCATATATTTCAAATTCGGAGCTACCGTTTTCAGCCATATATGTACGATATGGTTCAGCTGGGGGGATGTCTCCATAAAAGAGTGGTTGTCTATTTTGTGGCATAAATACTAATTCATTTTCAGCACCACTTACAACAACATAATTGAATTCTTGATCGGTATAGTCATCTGGTGTATCTGTTAAATCTAAGAATGTGGAAGCACCAGCCCCACCAGTTACAAACTCTAGGGCATCCTCAGCTGCGTTTACCTTTACAAACTTCTCACCTTCACCTGAATAAGAACTTGGAGTATCATCTAAACTTAGGAAATCAGAAGCACCGCTACCACCACTAACAGCTACTGGTATCCACTTACTCGTATCATCATCCCAAGTTAGAGCATCTCCATCATTCGGGCTTGGTGCATTAACGTCTGTCAAGTCGTCCAAAGCTAATGATTGCGTTGTACCAAACGAAAGTGGTGTATGTACATGTGAGTAATGCTCATTACCTTCATAGTAAAAGCTAATAGTTCTAGCTGGTACAGAAGTAGTTTGTCCGTATACTTTAATTACTATACGGTCATCAGCATTACATATAATATCAGACAGTACAAAGTCATTTTCGTATTCTTCTATGGAAGTTGTCAATGCATCAGTTGTAAGTTCACCTAGAAGTGTTTCTACGCCCCCATCAGTTCTTAGATATCCACGAATTACCAAATTAGAAGTAGAACCAGAGGCACTATCTACTTTAGCAAACATAACAGTATGCCAAGCACCACCTTGTAGAATAGTTCTACCTATTGTATCTTCTGTTACAAAAGAATCTATTAAATGTATACCAGAAGCAGATGTTATTATTATTTGCTCTACATTTTCTGCATCATCAGATGGGGTAGTTAATAATTGTTCATACCCACCTACTACTGTGGACGCTTCTTCATGAAGGAATAGATTATCTGCACCTAAAACAGCTTCATTAATCCACTGTCCTGTAGCACTATCGTACATTAGAAATTGATGATCTTGTGGGTCTGTAATTGTAACATCGTCTAAATAACTAATTGGAACTAGATCATTTATCCAACCACTGACCGTATTGTAATATAGTAGTTGATTAGCTGCCAGAGTTTGTATAGTAACATCATCTAATTCATTTAGTATAGTAGCACCACCAGAAATTGTAACTGTGGCTTTTCCACCGCCCTCATCAGCTACGTCTACTATATCTCGCCCTTCAAAGTTTAAAGCTGTGACTGTAGCAACAACCTCAACATCGTCTTGTTGGATTGCTATATTAGCTTCTGCTGAAACCGTGTCGAATATAAGAGCATCCTCTGTATCGTTTACTCTAACGAAATAACCACTATAAGTTGCATAGTCTGAAGGTGTGTCTGTTAAGTCCAAAAATGTAGAAGCTCCGCTAGCACCACTAACGGTTGACGGTATCCAGTCTCCTGCTCCTGAATCCCAAACTAGTACCTCGCCATCATTAATGCCACCAGATACATCTACATCTTCTACATTTCTAGCTAAATAGATTTTTCTACTTGCCATTTATTACCTCTTCTTTGATTTACGTCTTAGTTCCAAGGCTTTTTTACAAATAGCTATCTTCTCGCCTTTGGTATAGGGTTGTCCGGTTTTGCTATTCTTTCCCTTTATGCGGGATACGCAACGTTCCATAAACCTTGTATTTGAGGGATTATCCCCTCCTTGTTTCTTATCGACTCCGTAAGGCATTCTACTCCTCCATTAGCTGTTGAGTAAGTTCGTTAATTCTAATTTCTAGCTTTTTCATTTCCTCGCACAAAGCTACATTTTCTAAAATCAATTTTTCATTTTCTGCTTTCAAAGCTGCGATCTCAGTTGTAAGTTTATCTATTTTGCCAGCACATTCTTTGAAGTCGCTTTGTATTGCCTCTATCATTTCTAAGTAGCTATCTTGTAGCTGCTTATAGGCACGCCCTATTATTTCGGCCGCTTCTGCGTCAGTTCTTACTACTTCTGCTTGTGTTTTATTACGCTGATTCCAGATAGCATAAATACCCGGTATCGCACCTAACAAGGCTATAACTACAGCCCCTATGAACGCCAGCGTAGGACTTTGGGTAAAAAGTTCTTCCATGTAAGACCCTCCCTACTAGCCATTCCTAAGAATGTAGCTATTAATGCTATTTGACCATGTAATCTAACTATTAAGCTCCAATACGTCAATAAGTCATCTGCTAACAAATTTGGGTGTGTATAAAAACGTACGGGTGTTGTAACCAAATAGAATAGCAATACGTGGAATAACCAGTGATATAACGGTGTTGTTAATGCCTGTCTGTAACCTTTAATTTCATTTCTGTATTTCCACAATAAATAGATATTTGTTAGTACGACTAGTACAACAAAAACCTGTGCATATGGAAATATATTATCTCCTCCTGAAATAAGCATGTTTTCCTCCTTATATCATTTGCACAGGAGGCCCAAGTACTCTACCTGCTGATGGTGTTGGAGCTACAGCAGATATTAGCACTTCTAAGCTAGCCTGTGAAACTCTAAGATTAGAGTTATTAAGTAATCCTAACAAAGCCTCAATAGATACCTGCGATGCTCTAAGGTTAGGGTTTCTACTTATTAAGTATTCAAGAGCTTCTTGTGATACCCTAATGTTAGTCATTTTATGCTTCTTCCTTTATACCAAATTCAGCTGCATTGATCTGTGCTATTGTCCAGTTACCTGCTGTTTCTGGATTATAGTCAAAGTGATGTAAGCTGTATTGATAAGTATTACCTAAGCTTATCGGTTCAGCACCAGAATAAGTCACTGTAGTAGGACGTGTTATGGCGTTTAATGTTCTACTTCCAGCATCATCTTTTCTAGCCCATAGATTTACTTGTACTGTATAAATACTACCACTAGTACTTACTAAGTTACTAAATGCATAGCTGTCTATAAAACCTACACCGGATGTAGCTACGAATGTTGTATCACTGTCTGGATCGGTTTCATCTACTTCTTCATAGTTATCACCACTGCCCGGAAAAGCTACCCAAGTATTTGTATACCCATCAGCATTTGGAAATATAGCCTCTACGTAAACATCGCCTACAAAGTTATTGCAGAAAGAACCTTCATCATCAAAGATATAGATATCATCAAGGTAGTGGTTAGATGCACCAATACCACTAAATCTAAATACTACTGATGTAGCATAGGCATTACCTGTTTGTTGTGTATCTATACCCGAGTCGCTAGCTTCTGTAACACCATTAATTCTAAGTTCATAAGAACCTGCACTGTTATCAATTGTGCCTTTGAATTCTAGATATATCCAAGTATTTGTAGGAATAGCATAGCTAGTATTTTCTAATGTTGTAGTACCTCTTTTGATTATAATCTGGTTAGATGCGTCTGTGTACAAGCCTAGTTGTACTGTAGTGCCGTCCCTAAATTCAAGCAAGTTCCAATCCTTAGTAGTATCTAATTTAATAGCAATACCAACAATAAGCGTTTGTTTATTGCTAATGGTTTTTTGTATAAATGATTCTGTAGTATGTGTCAAACCATTAGTACCTTCTCTACCATAAGCTCCGATAGTACCAGCCATTGATTGCCACTTTCCAGTATAATTACCCGTTGCATAGGTATCAAAACTCTCTAATAATAAACAAGCCATTATGTAGCCTCCCACTTGAATCTTACGTGTACTGTCAAATCCGACGCTGTACTATCACCTTGTACTAACTCGAATTGTAAATAATCATCCTTTGCTAGTTGAGCATCATTAAAATCGCCTCTAGCTGCATAACCACTACCTACTGGTAATGTTAGATATTCCGGTGCATTGAATATAGTTGAACCATTTTTTAGTATATCAATATGCAAATCAGCTGCACCGGGGGCTGTATTAACCGCACAAAAGACTTCTTCTAATTGGCAATCAAAGCCTACATCATGTACGTACATTCTTAGAGGCTTCACACCTTGGTCGGCAGCTGCCATATTAGTACCTTCAATAGAGAAGATTGTTTGCTGGTGTATTGTTCTTGCTAGCACACCCGACAACGAAGTAGGCGACCATACTAAGGTATCAGCGTCATATTGTAATACAGATTCATCGGCAGGGATAATACCAGATACAGGCACACCTTGAAGGGCAGTAGCATTGTGTTCCAAGTCAGTTATTTCTGCTTCTACGTGGGAGTGTACACTATCTGCTTTATTATCTAGAATATCATTTACATCATCGTCCGTATAATAATTGGACTCTAAGAAAGACAGTGTTACATACTGTGAGTGAGTGTGTCCGTAAGTACCACTACCACCAGACGTAGCTACGTCATAGTCTACTACTAGGGCATCCCCTGTTTCTGGTGTAAAGTCTAGAGTAAAACCACCAAAATCACCGTCTGCTGTAAAGTTGCCGTCTTGTCTTAGACCATTGTAATATACTCGTAGATAGCCGGGATGGAATACATTATTTAGATCAAAGTGCTGTGTAGCACCATCGATCTGTGATGATAAGTCCTCATTGTGTACACCTGATAGAGCTACTACACCGGAAGCTGCTACCTGTGCCACTGTTACGGAAGTAGGAGTTGCAGCTACTACTTCAAAATCGTTGATAAAGTCTATTACAGTTACACCACTAGCAACAACTACACCATCTTCTTCAATGATAACACCACCAGCTGCGATACCTGAAAGTGTAGTAATAGTATAACGAATGTGATTTAGGTTATCTAATAGACTACCACTTACTGCTGTATCTAAGGTAGCCGCCTCTGTTTCGTCGTAGGCTACTCTAGTTTGTGGTAGATATCCAATATAACCAGAACCGCCACCTTGACCACCGCTAGGAGCAGCTATACCAGCCAAGTTGATAGGTTGCGCTCTTAAAAAGCGTACTAACGTATCAAAATAATTGAACGAGTTGATTTCATACTGCATATGTTTTATACCCTATCATCTAATCTGATTACTAGGATGTCTGAACCGGGATGTCCGGGGTACTGCTCGAACTCATCTAATCCAGCATCTTTCTGCCAAAATTGAACAGTCTGTGTTAGCCCTGCAAACATATAAGGGTTACTTCCCCAATTTGAAGTTTCTAGAGAGAAGTTGATACCTGATAATGAAGTAAAGTGACTTAGACCACTTACGGTTGTTGTAGGCATCATTACTAAGTCTGGTGTACGAGTAGCCATCAAAGCCATAGTATCATAATCAAAAGTTACACCACTTGGAGTAGTACCAGCATAATTCAATACTCTACCATCATTAAACATACCAGATACGGGAATACCTTTAAACTCTGCTATACTACGATGCACTTTCATATTTTCGGGCCATATACCAGAGTAAGTTATCCCGCCAAACTCATAGGTTGCTAACATTGGTGGAAATGTCCATGAAATAGCAGGTTCAGGTTTTGAATCCTCGGTATTGAAACCAAAGAAATCCATATCCCTAATTGTATATTGTCCTGTTACATCATCGAACTCATCACGTTCATCTTCCCATAAGTAACATAGTTCTAAGCCCGGAAGTATATAATTCTTATCCAGTACTTCTATTCTAGTCTGCCCGTTTAGGTTACTCATAGTACCCATAGCACAACCATGATAAAATAGTTGGAAACCATAAGCCAATGGGTATACTGGATCACCAGAAGATATAGAAACTACGCCTAAGCCCGGTATTTCTTTATACATGTTATTACCACGTATTATGTAAATACCACCATCAAAATCGTCAGTCTGCCTACAAACCTGTCTATTATTGCTTGGTGTGTCTAATTGATGAATTACAGAATCGTCTATTGAACTTTTTACAAATAAGCCTAAATATACATAAATAGGATACCAACGACTCGATAGTGGAATAATATTGCTGTTATTTCCAGAAGTACCATACACTAAGTCGCCAGTCATGTCCAACGTACCTTGTTCCGCTGTTGTAGTACAACAAACAGATGATGGTATACCGGGTCTACACTGTACCTCTGTTAGCCCTGTCCACACTTCCCCTCCTATAGTTTCATCTTGTTCCATCCAGTCTTGGAAGATGGAACCTCTTAATACAACTGCTGTTTCTGTGTAGTGTGAACCCCACTTTCCACAATGTAAACAATTAGGATTATAATAGTTACTTCTACTTCTAATTGTAGCTCTAAAGTAAGGGTTAATCATTTCACCCTTAATATCATACCCTGTCCAAGCAATATCATCCTTTATTCTACGTACTTGTGATAATGTAGATTCTGCTCCTTGACAGTCTGGATATGGTGCTACAATCATAGCGTCAGCTTCTGAATAAGTAAACTCTCCCTCACTATCAATTACAGTTTTAGCCAAATACCAACGAGTTAGCGGATTATTTGTTTCAGCGTCTACTTTTATACTAATAAATGCTACACCCTGTCCGCAAGCGACTGGTTCAAGTTCTTGTATCATTTTACGCAATGAAGCTGCGTTGTTTTGATAAGTATCTCTATATAGAAACTTAACATCTACAGACCCATTACCTTTACCTATTTCTCCCGCAATACAAGTAGCTAGGTAATAATCTAAATTACCATAACCACACTGTCCAAAAGGACAAGCGTCGTCAGAAGTATGTAATCTCATTACCCAAAACATTCTATCATGATAGAATACAGGTTCATGTACTTTAGTTACACAAATACCTTGTGAATCGTTCCCATTAGCTAAGTTTAGGTCAAACACCATATCAGAAGATGTTTCTCTGACATCCAGAACTTCTTGAAAATTCAAATCTGTTACTTCAAGCTCTAAATCTTCTGGCTTGTAGAAACGCAACTGCCAACAACGGTGATAGTTTTCACTACCGTACTTAGCTTGTACAATCAAACCTGAACCCGGTATCCAATCAGGTACTCTAGACCAAACTGCAATATCACTACAGTAGTAAGCACCATTATCTACCGGATCGTCTTGGTCTTTTAGAAATACAATATCGCCTGTAGAAGTTGCAGTACCATCCACTACTTGTACACCTGACGCTGTTACATGTTCTGTACTAATGTAGTTATAGTATTCTAAATACGGTGTTTTATAATCGCAAAGTCCACCAATTGTAGCTTGATTTACTACCGCTACTTTCAAAGTACCATCTGTATAGGCGGCATCCATTAATTTGAATTCACTAGCGTCTGGATCAGGATCACCATCCCAATACATGTATCTAGCTGCTAGACGTTCTGTTCCTGTGGGCCAGTAGTTATTTAAGCCGGGTAAAGCCAGCGTTTCCAGTACCCATCCATTTCCAGAGTAGGATAGTCTTGCTAAAGCGTCTCCCGGTGGGTATTCTTTGTAGTTGAATAGGCAAAATTGATTGTACTTGTTTACTGAAATACCTAAGTTATTATCCCAAAGCACATGAGAACCAAAGTTGTTACTTATATAGTCAAACGTACCACCATCTAATTCATCATTAGCAAGAGGCCCAAATACAAAACTATTAGCGTCTGGTACTATATTCCAATTGGTTTTACGTGTACCAAATAATGCTTCTGGATTGTTTAGTAGGGCATACAACGATGGAGCTATTGCTGTTGGTAGTACTTCACCTGAGTCATAGTGCATTATGTCTACAGCTTCAATGTCTTGGTAGGCTGTACCATCATATACAAAATGTACTTCTGTGTAAGCTATACGTGTACCCCAAGCAACCTGTTCTACGAATGTGCGTTGCACCCCTGCAAAGTCCTCAACAGCTTGTGTAAACTTATATATTGCGTATATATGATTTGTGTAAGTATCAATATCTACAGCTACACATTCAAATGATTCTGGTGGATATGAGTAACCTTCTGCATCTACAAAACCTTCCGGTGTGTATTTATTCCATGATGCTGTAGTACCTGTTTGCCAGTACATTTCTCCACCAGCTACACAAGCAAACATGTTACTCTTAATAATTAGGTCTGTTACGTGTAAATCTTCTAACCCCGTTGAAAAATCTTCCCAAGTACTTCCTAAAATTTCCTTACGCCATACACCATTGGTATCATGTCCTGTGTAAACCCAATCACTAAATCCAAAGTAACCAAGTAGTCTAGGACAGCGTTCATCTATTGAAAGTGTAGTTATGTAACCCTTATTACTAGCCTCAGACTGAATACTTGTTACTAGTCCTTTTCCAGTCCATTGACGACAACTTACGTGTACTAAATCACCTAACTCGACATCATAACCTCCCGCGAGCTTGACTACTTTCTCATTTTTCAAATGAGCAAACTCGTCTAACATTTTATAGGCTATACTGTAAGCTGCTGAAATTGAATGTATATTACTATTAGCGTATAAGATTGGTCTACGATCCTTTGGGCCTCTATCCCAAGGTGTAGTTACATGTGCTTTTGCAAGCACCCAACTTTGATCTTTTTGAGCATTACCCCAAACATGAGCCTCATTACGTAAAAAGCTATCATCGATGTATTGGTCGAATTGTAATATTTTGCTTTCGTTGACACTTAAATCTGTACTCCCATAGTTTTTGTCCAAATCACCTATGATCATAGTACCATCATTATCGAAATAAAAGTACCAACCTGTGTATTGACACATCTGCATTATCACATCATAGGCAGATGCCACACCTATACTTGTGTTTTCACTAACAAGTACGCCACTCCCGGCAGCTGTATACGATACGGTTACTCCTGCCTCAGCACAAAACTTATCAATCCAAGTCTTAGTATATGATGGATAATCAATATAGTAGGATTCTGTAATAAAGTAATCTGTCAATCTTACACTTTCATCTTGACATTCTACTATCGTTTCACCACGTTCATTACGACTAATATCCAACGCTCTAAACTTACCATGCTGTACACCTTCTTCGTACAGCTTGATAACATCCCAAACATTAATTGAAGGTGCATGTGGTGTATCCAAAGTTAGGGTAAGCTGTGTAACTCCGGTACAAATGCTACCCTGTCTGTTGTAAGATATTACGGTATTTGTAATGTCGTTACTACCGTGTTTTATCTGAACATTAATTGTCTGTTGTGCCATTCCTATTCCTTAGCTCGTAAATCTAATGTTGTTGTGTATCCTTTGGCAGACCAGTTGTGCTCTGCATAATAAATATAAAAGTCATCATCTACTGAAATACTGTCTACTGTAGCGTGTACCGCTTCATGTGCTAGTAGTTCGTGATCTCCAACTACGGTTAGTTCTAAGCCTATAGAAAGTCTGTTTAGCAAACTTAGGTTGTACGAAGCTGCTTTATCTGCCATTGACTGACTATCTAAAATGGGCCAGTACAGCGCAGCTGACTTATAGTAACCAGCTGGTAAGTAAGGGCTTGATGCTGTGGCTGTAGCACTTGTACCCGGAGCACCGTGTACTACTACTCTGTTTCTTAAGTCTCTTTCATGTTCATAATAACGAGCATTGATGATTGTACCGCCAATACCATCTGCAAGTGTTTTCAATGCTGTATCCGCTGTATATCCCGGTTGTGAAGCTTCGGGGCTACCTGCGGCCATCCAATAGGGTTTTCTATTCTTTAGCTTGATAGTGCCAGTAGCAGGATCAGCCCACATATGCCAAGCGATAAGATCACTAACACCGTTTGCGTAGTCATAAGCTGAGATAAGTTTAACTTCGGCATAGACTCCGGCAGTAACAGCGAATGTAAAAGAAGTAGAATCAAAATCAAAACTTGTAAGTCCGGCTTCTCTAAGAACATCTTCTATCAAATCCTCCGCTGAAATGTTGGCACGCCTAAAAGGTGCATCTGGATTATCAGGAACAAAGAAATAATCTATAGCTCTTGACATAACATCGTGACAAGTAACTTGATATTCTGCGTTCGGTGAAACTTGTTCAATTTGTTTTACATAGCCTTTAAAAACATGACCGTGGTTTGTTGTATAACCTAAGTCAATATTTACTTGATCGCCAACATCTTTAGTAGTACCCAAGCATTTAATAGTAGCCGTAGATACAGACTGTTGATGCTGAGTAGCAACATTAACAGATTCTATTTGTGTAAAGCCGGGAATACTAGCATAAAGAATATCAGCCATCGTAATAAAGCTCCAAGTCTACTTGATATACAGGTGAATCTTCTGGTAAATCAGGTCTAAGAGTTTGGCATATAGAATTCACTAACTTATCTTGTACATCATTACAATAATAAGCATAAGTGCCTTCCATCGGAGTAGCTAAATCAAAAGATATTCCGGAAGTTGTCAATAAACGTATTTGTGTCATATCTGAAAAACCTACTACGTAGGCGTTTATCTTCAAAATACGCTCATCATAACCAAACTGTTGAATTACAGTACCACCACCTATAGGGTTTAGACGAGGAAGAATCTGCTTGTGTCCAGATTGATATTCCTGAACGAATATTCTATATCCAGCGTAGCTCCAATCAGGCATTTGTTATCTCTCCTAGATTACGAATCTCTTTACAGCACTGCCCGCTGTACCTTCGTATCGTACTTCATCATTCAATAGGTAAGGCTTAATAGCATTGGCTATAACTTGTCCATCAAGTTGAACGATAGTATTTGTAGTGCTTTCAATTTGTAGTTTTGTAGTAATTGTAGAATCCTCACCTTCTAAACCAAATAGAGACTTTAGTAAGTTACCTAGGTCAGTAATAATTTGACCAGCTGCATCAGCCCCCGGAAGTACAGGTGGTTCGATTGCTCCAATTGCATCGCGGCCTTGTTCAAATAGGTTTTTTAGCCAAATAGGAGGCGAAATCAAAGGAGTATCTGGAGCTTCATAACCATACATTTCGGGTGTTAGACCTCTAAATCTTTCACCCTCAGATGGATAGTCATATTTAGATGTTGCAGGTGTAGGAGGCCCTAATGGTTTACCAAAGAATCCTTCTGGTACAGGAGGCCCAAGTTGCTCAGGTAATTCGTATCTTGGATATTCTGCTAAGAATTTCTCTTTTCTAGCTTCTATTTCGGCTTCGGATAGAGGGAAGTTACCAGCACCCAATCCTTCTAATAATCCTGCTCCACCGCCTCCACCTTGATTTACAAAGCCCTCTCTATAGCCTGTAAATGGTACGTAGAAACTAGCGTCTGTGGGTAGGTTATAGATACCATCAAGTTCTTTCTTATTTACATCAATCAATTCCTGCATAGCGATGTTCAACAAAGTTAGGTCTGCTGTGATAGGCATAGCAATGTAATCAGTAAACAGAGCTGCGAAAGTTTCCTCATCAGGTGAGTAACCAGCCTGACCAGTGATATTTACCAACTGTTGATAACGTGCCATAACCGAAGGTAGTTGACTTGATGGGATATCAAATGATTGCAATCCCCTTCTATCAGCAGGTTTGTTTTCTTCGATTATACCTTGTTCTATAAGTTCACTAGCTGCTTGCTGAATTAGTGCTTGGTTGAAGCCTTCTACGTACTTCATACCACCATCTTGACCAGCCTTTAGCATGAACGGTGCTAGTGTATCTTCTAAGTCTGCTTCTGTAAAGTCAGTTAGAATACCCTCTGACCAGAACCCTTCCCAAAATCTATCTTGGATAGACTCAGCATATTGTAGAATAACGTCAAAATCTTCTTCATTTACATCAAGATTTACGATACCCGGAATATCAATACGTGCTTGGTTTAGTTCTCTAGTTTGTGTAAGTAGGGATGTAACAGCACCTTGAGCAATTTCGGCAGCTTCCTGCATAGCCACTGCTCTAGATACTATTCTTCTTTCATCTACATCTGTAGTACTTGGGTCATCAAAACCTAAGATAACTTGGTCTGTACCAGCTGCATCAGCAGCTTCTATAGCGTTTCTAATACCTGCAATCTCTTGTGCTGTGGCATTCAAGTACTGTATCTGTTCTGTAGAACCATTAACGATGATGTTAGTCATGTACTCAAAAGCGTCTGTCACACCTGTTACTTCGTCAGATGCATTGATTAATTCTTCACCAAAGGTTACAAAGTACTTAGTTAGAATAGATTGTAGGTTAGGAATCTTATCTAAAGCGTCTCTCAAGTCCTTATCTGAAATCTCGCCAGCAATAGCACCCGCACGGAATATCTCAGCCTGTGTTAGTTCTAAGTCTGTTAGGAAGTCTCTATATTCTTTTAGTAACTGTTCCTGTTCATCTGTTACAGCGAACTTGAAAGCTCCGGGCTTTACTTCCCCGGCTGTCTGTCCTCGTAGAGCTTGTTGGGCTATTTGTAGTTCGTACACACTTCCAGCCGCGGCACTGATATCACCAAATGCCCCACGTCCAGATAGGGCTAATGTCTCTGCTGTAATTCTAGCGTTAGGTGCAGTAGCAGGTAGTGTACCTAGAGCCTGTCCAGCACCGTAACCTAGATTTAGTACACCAGCACCTAAGTTAGCGAAGAACTTACCAATAGCTGTGCTTCCACCACCGTACTGCTTGAATACTTCTTCGGTAGCTGCTGATAGGTCTGCCCCTGTCTTTTCAGGGTCTATGATGTCTTTACCACCTTCGTCAAAGATATCTTGGAAGAATCTAGTGAACTCTGCTTTATATCCGAATGTGGCGTTAGCAAAAGCTTCACCAGCTGCTGTACCAATTACAATACCTACAGGTGAACCACCTGTTAGTAAACCACCAATGATACCACCAACCACTGAACCAGCTGCCCCTTCTACGTTACCTTGCTGAATATCTCTACCTGCTGAATATAGAGTAAAACCACCAGCCAATGCTTGTCCAGCTAATGAACCAGCATTTCTACCGTAACCCGGCCCAAGTAGCCTATTAGATACTCTTGTACCTAAACCAACCTGTGCTCCGGGTGCAGCTGTCAAACCTTGTGAAGCTGCTAGAAGTCTTTGATCTTCTAAGGATATATCACCACGTCCTGTAAATCTGTTGATAGTTTGTCCAATACCACCAATTAGGTTTGTAGCAAATAGTCCTCTTGTTTCCTTAGATGTAGCTGCAAATACTAAAGCCATACCTGCAAGAATTGGTGTAATGTCTCCCAAGTTCTTTACAAGTGTTGACGTTGCATCTACCATCTTTGTGAATATGTCAAGCACAGTACCAGCAGCTTCAAGTACACCACCCTCAGCACCCATTGTACGGGCTAACTTTTGGAAGGAGTTATTTAGCTTAGTTAGTGCTGTCTGTACTGTATCCAATTGGATAGCCAAAGCTCTTTGTGCGTCTCCATTCGCCTGAGCTGATATTGCAGCTACTTCCTGTGCTCTGCCCAAGTTCTTGATTGTTGTGGCAACCTGCGCCTCACGACGAGCACCACCACCAATAGCCCTTGAGATTTTATTCAATTCAGATTCCGTAATAATCCCCTGCTCAAACAATGCTGAAATTTCCTTCATTACGTCAAGGAAACCTCTAGTTTCTCCTGTTTTATCAGTTACAGCAATACCAAACTTTGTTAGTTCTTTTACGGCTGTATCTGTAGTGAAACCAGATATAAAAGCACGGATAGCGTTACCAGATTCGGTAGCTGATAACGTTGTAGACTCAGCTAGGGTGGCTATTATACCATTTAGTTCATCCCATTCTAAGCCAGCGTTAGACGCAGAAGTAGCCGTAATCGCAAAGGATTCGGCTAATGTTTCAATACCTACATTAGCTTGTCTAGATACGGCAACCCACTTATCTAGTAGTACATAGCCTTCATCAAAGCCTAAACCTGCCTGTCTTAAAGCACCTGTCAAAGTATCCATAGCTTGTGCTGTTGATAAGCTAGATAGCTTAGACAATGTAAGTGCGTCTGTTAATAATGCTTGTGCTTGAGCTGCTCTTTCTGTCTCATTAGTGATGTTACCAGTAGCACGATACGCCTGTACATAACCATCAAGAACACCATCAATACTTTCACCTGTAGCAGATGCCGCGTCCGCAGCTGCATTGAATACCTGTGTTAGATTTGTGTGTTCTTCGCCTAGGATAACCGCGATACTTGCTAACTTAGATTCGTTGTCGATTGCTATTTGTAGTAGTTCACCCAATTTACGGATAGAACCCCATACCAAAAGTGTCGCAGTTGACCACTTAATCATTTCACCAACATTACGGCGAATAGCACTAAAGAATGTACGGAACTGTTTCTGTGTACTTGTAAATACGTTTCCAGCTTGGTCTACAGTTAAAACCAATTTACGCATAACCCCGTTAGCACCTTGAGCTTCGTATTGAAGTTGCTTATATGAGTTTGCGTATTCTGTGATTCGCTTAATATTTTCTGGACTAAACTGATACTGTCCAGCTGTTTGCCCGATGTTTGTTACAGCCTGTCTAGAGAATATTTTATCTAAGTCGGCTTGTGTATATCTAGGAGCTGCTTGCTCTGCTCCTCCACCACCAGCGGTTTTACCTCCGGGGCGTGCAAAGCCTTCCGCATCTATAGTGCGGCTCATTTCTCCTAACTTAGTAACAGCTTCTTTCTTCTTTCTGGATAGGTCTTTAGTAGCTTGTGTATCTTCTTGCCAAGCACGTAACTGATCTTCTGATTCTATACGTAGCTTATTTAGTTGACTTTCTAGAGTTTGTTCAGCAGCTGCTTGCCTTTCGGCAGCTGCCACCTTCCTAGCATTTATCTGCTGTTCGCTGAATAGAATACCAGAAGCCTCTTCTTGAGCTTGAGCTAGACGAGCACTAGCCGCATTTAACTGTGTTGTTTGTTTCTGTAGTAATGCTACCTCAGCCTCTAGCCTTCCGTACTCTCTTAGAATACCCTCAACTTTAGGCGTTACTTCACTACCAACAATAGCCCTATTACCTACAGGTGCACCCGCAGGACTTAAACCAGAAGAAAGCGTTTGCTGTGTTACACGCTCTACGCTTACAGGTGAAGCTACACCACCACCCTTAGTGCTAGTTCTAATGACATTTGCTAACGCTTTCTCCAAAAGGTTCATTTGGGTAGTAGCGTCCTTAGCTTGTCTGCTTAGATTAGCTAACTCTCGCTCTATGTAACTTAGATTCTGTGGCATTATTCTATCTCATGCTCCATAATTACTACTTCTGCCGTTTCCTCTTTCTTTCGATTAAATACTTTATCGATCCATTCCTCGATCTGCTCCGGTGGCTTATCCCATATCATCCACTCAGGAGGACGTTTTTCCTTCGGCAGTTGGTTTAGATTATCTATTTGTATACGTTTCTTTATGACGAAAGAGATAGTATAGGGTATATCTCGAAGTTCGCTCAATTTTTTATCTAGGGGTATCTGTAATGCTTTAGATAACGTCCATAAACTTACTATTGCATTACTTCTGGCGATTTTTTTAAGTTATCAATATCTATAGTAAGAGTACCATAGAATGTAGCTAGGACTTCTTTGACACTCGTTGGTAAATTATCAAATGCGTCAAAGCTGCTAAATAATCGTTCTGTGTAATCCGGGTCTTTATAGCAAGCAAAGTAAACGGTCATGTCTTGGAAAGATTTGTACATTTCTGTTTCACAAAGCTGTCTAAGCAACAAGTCAAAATACATTTGCTTTAGACCTTCAATAGATACGCCAGCTAAGTTTTTGCGTTCCCTATTAATCTCTTTTTCTAAGATTTCGTTTGTCCTTTCCTCGACGTATTTTGGAAAACCATCTATGATAGCTTGGTATTGTTCTTGTTCTTCTAGAGAGGCATCCGAAGCTGGTTCTTTAGGATATTTAATATCCATGTTCTCGTATGCCCTATCTGTAAGTTCCTTGATGTTCAAAGCCAATAGAATTTCAATAACTTTGTCTTTATCAGTTTCGTCCAGTTCGGGTATCATAGCAATACGCTCATCAGAGTTTTCATCCTTAAGCTTCTTGCGTAGGTCTGCACTTTGTCTTAGAGCATATACCCTAGCCCTGTTGGTTTCCGAGTCACCTATGATACGCATCCAAACTGTGATGGTCTTTCCACTAGGGGTTTGTAATTCCATACTATCACCCCACTGGAATAACTTACTAATATCTACGTCGTTCTTTTCAATATCATTCATTTTACCTCTCCATTTAAGTAAAAAGGAGTCTGAACAGATTAGCTATCGCTTTTTCTATCAGACCCCTTATATTCTAACTAATCCTTTACCGTATGATCTTATTTATTCAGTTGTCTTTAGGTTTATCTAGCACCAGAGTAGATTACTACACTAGCGTCTGTTGATTGCCAGTTGAATGTTTGAACGGCGTTCTCGTTCACGTTGTGAGTGAATGAGTCACCAACAATACGTACTGATTGCACGTACACGGTCTTAAGTACTGTTGAAGTGTCGCATGGATCGTACAGCTTAATTTCAAGAGCAAGACCAGAAACAGCACAGCTACCAGCCAGCTCGAATTCTGTCTGACCAGATACATCTTGCCCTGTTACAAGCAAGTCGATCAAATCAGTATCAGTATCCAAAACTGTCACAGTACCTTCAACTGTCGGTACTTGGCTTTGGTAGCCAACAATGTTCTGATTGTACATTTCCCTTACGGGCTGAACATTCAGTGTACCGTTGATTGTAACCGACTGTACTCTTTCTTGGCTGTTTACACCGATAAGTACTTGTACGTCTTTACCACGAATAGCAACTGCTGATTCTGTGTCGCTAATATCTGACCACTCACCACCAGCAAACGCCACTTGATATACAGCAATTACTTGAGCTGTACGTGTGTCGCCAGTTGTTAGAGTTGTACCAGATACGCTATACTCACCCGTTGCCGGGCCAGCTGCAACTTCTGTTAGATAACTACCATCAAGGACTACTGTCAATAGTTCATTACCGTTAAGCAATGTGACAGGTGTCTCACTTAGAGTGAATGATGTAGTACCTGTAGTGAATTTGTCAACAACAACTTGGTTCTTGAACCAACGCTTTTCTGAACCCACCGCTGTATATTCCTCAGTAGATTCACCGTCTACAGAATAGTTATACGTAAAGTCACGAATCTGTAAACGTCTAGCGTGAGCTGACTTAGCGTAATTAGCTAGGTTAGCATCCTTCACATAAAATATAGCATCAATCTCACCAAGATCACCAATGTCTACACCAGCACCCGGATATGCATCTGGATCGTTACCTGTTAGGGTAGCGAAGATATTAATACCTACATCGAATGCAGAGAAAGTCAAAGTAATAGCTGGAATGTCGGTAACTGTACCAACATGGTTAGCGTTACCTAACTCATCGATCTGTGTTGTAGGAATATCGGTGTTCATACTTAATCGCTGGATTCTTGAAGCAAAGAATGAGTCGAACGGCCCAACAATTCTAAGCTGTAGTTCCTTAGATGCGATTGCTAATCTTTTAGCCATTTATATATTCCTCCTATATTAGTGAATACTCAGCTGTGAATGTTACCACAGCCCTGTAATAAAGCTTAGTTACCAGTTCAGGCATAACCTTTATTGGAATTAGTTGTATATTTCTAGGAAGCAAGTTGCCTAGCTGTGTCGGTGTAACATCAGGTGGAAAACCTTCATCGTAGTCATATACGGGAATGCTATCTTGTAATGTTTCTAATAATCGATAGCCTATTTCATCACGTTGGGATTTATTCTTAGCATTGATATCTAATACCCAAAGTCTATGAAACATTTGATTTTTATTCCCCATTTCATAAGGTAGTGGACGTATATTTTGATAGTCTACCACCACAGAGGGGATTACCAAGCCTGTCTCTGGATAACCATCGTTCACTGTTATGTACGATGCATCCGAAAACAAATCTACCAGCCAATAATAAACACTCAGGTCTTTCTTACGTTCAATGTGCATGATACCTCATTAGTTCTTTGAAAGTGAGTAACGTCTAGCAATCTTACCTTTAGATGTAACATATAAGTCATATACTTTTCCATCTTGTTCTATCGTACCTAGAGCTGTATTTGTAGGTTTCAGCTGTTCCTCTCTTTCTATTTGTTCAACAATAGCAGGTTCTAATACGCTTGCTAAATTATCAAAATCATCAAATTGCTTTAATCCGTAGTCGTCGGCTAACTTATCAGCGTACCAATCTTCCCATTCTTGTAGAGATTCTTGATAAATTTGATCAAAAATTTCTTTTATCTGAACTTCTACCTTCTCTACAAAGTACCTCCCTGAAAATTCAGGATACGGCTCTCCTGTTGATCCCTGAAAAGCGTTTTTATTTCCATAATTTATCAAATACCACCAAGGGGCTGTACCCGCAGGTACTAGATTTATACGTGTTCTTACTGTCTTTTCCCACTTACCTCTATAGCTATGAGTAATATCTATATTTCTGGTTTTTGAACCTCTACCATAGCCTTCTAGTACTTTGAAAACCTTTCCACCTTCCCTGTCTACACTATAGATATTTCGTTGCCAATAAATAGAACGTGATTCGGGTCGTGCTGTCATTTTGAAACCCAATACTTCTCGTGTACTTTGTACAGCAGCTGCGTAGGTTTCTATATCTCCTAAAGGTGAAAAGTCTACTTTTACTGTTACATTGCCGGGACTGTTTGGAATTATTGATAAAACTTCCTGCCAATGTAAACGAATAGCTTCTTGTGATGGTTCTAAGAACAAAGGATCATTATACTCAACAGTATCAAAGATAGCTTCCATAAAAGCGTTTGTAAGTATCAGCTCTGCCCTATCAGTAATGTAGTTGATAGCTTCTAAATGAGCTGCTTTTTCAACGGCTTTTTGTGCTTCAATTCTGTTAAGATCATCTGAGAGTTCTCGTAGTCGTTGGGACGCTGTTGAAATAGCATTTTCCACGTCCTCAAGTAGTTTAGTCTCAGCAATGTTGATGTCCGTAAACCCAAGTGTTCCATCTACCATTTACCCTCACATATTCTCTACGTCGTCCCTTCCAAAGATTGCTCTCATGATTGAACGTGTGTAGTTATTATAACTATCTAATACTTGTTTTCTAATTGCTTTAAATTCAGGCGAATCTTTTGGAATTACTTCTTCAATTTCCGTTAGAAGTATAGCCTGAAATTTTTTGTTCTTTCGTTCTATGAAATCAGTAATATCGAATAAATCTAATCCCATATGAACTTCTGTCCGATACTTTCCTTCTTCATTGTTGCTCATGTTGATTTCTCCCTTTCAATCATATCTATAAGTATTCGATTTAGTTCTTGAACTCCTCGAAGTATTCTAGATTTGATCTCCATAACCTTACCGTCTACATGTACGAAACCAGATTCTTGTGCATCATCTACTATTTCTAAATTTGTAGCGGTATATTCAATTTGTACTCTAACATCCCCATCAAACTGATAGCCCCCCGGAGGCCATTGTAAAATATCTGCCGAAGCCCAAGTCACATGTCCACTGATTGTATAACCTGAGAATACTGGTATCCAATATACACCAGAGCATGTAGGACAGAAAGAGTCTGTCGCATGGTTAGTTATTGGATCGAGAGAGCACGTAGGGCAAGCAATAGATGACGCTACTACATAAAAGTCAACGTCCCTACCTATAGCACCACGTATTGCATCAATTGTCTCTTTGGTATCCTGCGGCCATACTATATCAGTCATAAAATCTCTCTAAAAATGTTATGCCATGTGTTCGCCACAGATTTCCAAGAGTACTTCTTATCAGTGAACTTCTCAATAGCTTTAGCTTCTAACTCTGCTTTTTCTTCTGGATGATCGTACACCCATTGCAATTGTTCAGCGATAGCTTCAGGAGTTACCAACCTACCGAATGTTAATGTTTTTTCAAAACATAACTCTTGACTTGTTGGGATTAAAACGCCTACGTCGTTGAATAGTTCTTTACAAGCACTATGGTTAGGTACAACCTGTACAGAACCAGTCATTGCGTGCTCCATGTTTACTAATCCCCAACCTTCACCCAAGCTAGCGTTAATTCCAACGTCTGTAGCATTGTAAATGGTATTTAGTTGCTCGTCCGTCACTGACTGAGTATTTCTATTCATGTTAGTAACGATAAGACGTTCTTCTAAGTTGAAGTCATACTTCTTACCCAGCTTATTAGAAAGTCTTAAGATATCCCAACCAACGTCCTCAATACCTGCATGGTGATAGTATTTTACGCTTTTTGGTTTATCTTTAGCGAACTGTGCAAACCCTTCAAACGCTATATCATTTCTCTTACGAGGCTGATTTCTGTTGGCGTTTAGCACAATCCAACTTTCTAGGAACATCTTCTCAGCAGGATAAACACCCATTTTACATTCAATCTTTGGTTTATCAAACTTATAAAACGTACTGCTGTCTACACCATGAGGTACTATAGTTAGATCAAGTTCAGGGTAAACTTCTTTTACGGTATCATAGCCAAATTGGGTGTATACACAAACTTTATCAACGATATCGAAGTGCTCAAACCATGACCTATCGGGCATAGTAGAATCCATCGGCATGTATGTAACAATCTTTGGTATCTTTCCTTTGAAGTGATTCTTGATTTCTTTCAGATATTCATTAATAATCCATAAGTCATTCAGGATAAAAATAATATCAAAGTCGTGCTTAGCTAGTTCTGAAATACGGTTAAAACCATAGATTTGCCCTTTTGTAGCTGCTGGAAATATCCTTACAGGGAAATCATGTGGATCACCGTAGTAGTTAATACCTAGTTGGTATAGATCGTACTGATATTTTGGTAAATTTGATTGAATTGAGTGGTTTACTCTTGAAAAACCTGTAGGTGTTACTGCGTCTCCGAACCATAAAACTTTAACCTTCTTGCTTTTCCTTGCCATTATGTGACCTCCTTATAACTACAACTTTGAACCTCTTTCATATTGATTGTCTATGTAGCCCGGTGTACTGGCTTTCTTGGCTTGTGCCAATCTCTTTTGCGGTGGCTTTAGAATACTTTCTAAAGTTTCCCAATCTTTCAATAACGATTGCGTTCTAGCCCTGTTTCCCTCTATGTTAGAGTAGGCTATCTCAGCATCCCTCCAACTGCCAGCAGACCAAGCACTTTCTTGCAGAGAACCTTCTTTGATTATTATGGAAGCCATAAGAACTATTGGATGCTCGTCTCCATACTCTATTATAGGCGGTGACGCAAACAAAAATGTTACGTTTGGGTTTCTTGAAGCATTATAATCAGTATCAATCAAATACTTGTAGTTCCACCAACGCATAAGAGCTTTAACAGACATAACTAAGGAAGTACGTAACCATGCATCCGTATAACGATACGGTTCACTAGTATCTCCCAAGTGTAACCTTAAGTCTGTAATAAGATAATCTAAGTTAGTCTCTGTATCTATAGCCATTATGCTACGCTGACTCCTTGTAGTTCCGCTAATCTTTGACGAATATGATTGATTTTCTTTTCTGACATTTCCTCATCCTCAGCAATACTTAACAAACGCTGTACGGGGGCTTCGGAATCCATTTTTTCTAACGCATTTGATAGCGTGAAAAAAGGTGCTGTCAAAATTTCATAGAGTTCCTCATCGGTCTTTACATTGTACTCATTTACCGTCTTAACAATAGGCTTGCTTACACGGTCATACGGTACAATTACGCCCTGCTTAATTAGAGTTTCATTTATACGCTGGAAGAACATATCTTGCTCTAGTGTCCATACATCAATAAAGCAACCTTCTTCATTCTTACCGGGGTTGCCTTCAAGTATTATCTCCTCGGGATTCTCCGAGAAGGGGTTAATAACCTTTACCGAAGCTTTCCCCAAGATAACTTTCTTATATGTAGCGTAAGGATTGTCACTCTGCATAGCAGAATACATCTGTGAATCTTTATTCATTTTATACCTCTCCTATTAGAATTGGGGAGGGGGCATGAGTTCCCCTGACCCCCTCCCATAACTAAGTGTTAGTCCGTAACTTGAAGCACGTAGATACCCTGAGCACGGTCGATGATCAAACCGAACTGCTGATATAGTTCCAAGAACCACTGTGGAGGAGTTGGCTCCATGTCAGTCCATTGCTTTCTCTTTACATCACCGTAAGTGATAAACTCACCTACGTTGTGACCAATAACCAAAATTCTGTTATTAGGCAGAATCAACTCGTTATAGTCAACAGGGTTGTCATATGATTGTTCAAGTGAGATAAGTGGCGCACCGTAGTACTTACCAAGCATACCACGCTGAACAATTTCTTCTAGCTGTGAGTTAACACCGGCCCACTGTGCATCTGTACCAACAGTATTACCATCGTTCCAGAACGCACCAAACTTTGTGATAGGTGTCATAGCTGCACGAGTACCAACAACAGCCTTCACACCACCAGAATTTTGATTGATTTCGTCAATCGCATCTTCTAGGGCTGACGCTGTGATTGAACCACCCACGTTAGTAAAGTTAGAAGGAGTGTTGCCCGCTGTCCACACACTAGTTAATAGCGTGTAAACCTTGTTCAAATAATAATCTGACAAGTAGGCATACATTTCCTTACGGATTTCTTCGACAGAACCGATTTGCCCTGATTCTAGCTCCCACTCGTTGAAAGTCACCTTAACGTCAGCACCGTCCAACACGTAGTTGATACGATCCTGTACAGTGATTTCACTAGCAAGATGAATAGAACCCGGAACTAATGTACGTACATCGATCCCTTTACGAATCTTTTTAACTAGCAGATCACCCGGCTGTAAGGCACGAGTATTTAGCAACATACTGATAAAGTTCACACCGATATGATTCGGCTGAACAAATTCAGTAATCATTTCCGCTAAAGCTTCTCGACCTTGTGGCGTATTATCCTTTAATAGAGCTGCTACAGCTTCATTAATTCTCTTTTCATCCATCGTATTAAGTTCCTCCTGTTATATATTACCAATTAATACGGAAAGTCAACGCCCAATCTGCAACGCTGAAACGTTCAACTTGAGCAAACTTACCTTCGCTACCATCGGCATCTTCTTGCAACATACCTGCAACATTAGCACCGTCATCAGTCTGGTTTGCAACCTCCAACCACGTACCCGGAACTTGCAAGTTATCTGAATATACGAATGCACCGCTAGGTACAGTGAACACACCTGGCCCAAACGCTAGAGCAGGAACACCGGAAGGAATTGTTAGTCCTTCAACCATCGAACGCTGAGTCAAATGCACTTCTGCATCGAACGGAACGTTTGCGGCTTGGTCGAACCCACTACGTAGGGCAAATGAGTAGCTTGGATAAGGATTGTAGATAGGAATGCTTGAATTATCAACAGCAAATGTGATGATAAAGTGCGCTTTCTCAGCCTCTGCCGATGTCAGAGGAAGGCGTGCACCCGGAAGGTCAAGTCTACTACCAAAATCATAATCTACCGAGTTGCCACCCTCAGCATTTGAAACCAAGAGAACCATACGACCCTCTACGATTTCCTGCAAGGTTACAACACCAGTGATATCAGTATACTTATTGATTTCCATGATTTATGTTATCCTCCAATTACTTTTTTTCTTTTAATAGTCGTAGCTGTCGCCCGACTTCGGCAGGATTATCTAGGTCTGAGGCATCATCTGTATTTACAACAGCAGGTAGCCCTTCACCTTCTTTATCACCACCGTCTCCATCACCTTCTGAGTCGTCATCTTCTAAACTAGCTTCTGCAAGCTTAGCAAATGCGGTCATTTCCTGAACCATGAATTCTACAGCTTCCATAGTCATACTTAGGAAACGTTCACGATTCTCGATGTAATACTCGTCTGGTTTTTCAATACCAGCCTCAGCGAACTTAGCACGAACCGAAGCCAACTGTTCAGCTTCTGCATCTTCTTTTTCGATCTGTGCTTTGAATTCTCGAAGGCTAGTTAGTTCTTCCTCAACAGCTGCAAAACCTTCATCCTTTTCTTGAAGCTGACCTTCTAGCTCCTTGATACGGTCTTGGGCTTCCTGCAACTGAGATTTCAAAACATCAAGTTCTTCCATTGTATTATTTTCCTCCATACTAGAATCTGTTTCTGTTGGTTCGGTCACTTCGATTACTTCTTTAGCTGCGACCGCAATAACGGGAGTTCTCCCTTCAAAAGCAGGTCGTCTAACCAACGTAGCCGCACGGAGTATTGTACCAATTAAGTCTTTTACTCCATTTTCTCTGAGTACCTCTTCCATGTAGGGAACTTCCCAAGAAATTTGAGGAGGCGATCCAGATTCAAATTCATTTATAATTAAATCGATGTCCTCTGGTCTTTCCTTAGACCAAAGAGCTGCCAATCCCTCAATCTTGTTAGCAACCTTCTTTAAGTGTGTAATAACACCAACTGGAAAGGAGTTTTCGTGTCCGTCTGCAATGTCTCCAGCTGCCATTTTGATAGGCATATTAATGCCACTTTTAATAAGGTTATCAAATTCTTCTTGGGGGATTCTTTGTTTGTTAGCATTTGGCTGGTCATCGGTCAAGATAAACTTTAGCCAACGTAACGTAGGGTTAAGAGTTACAGACGCAAAAGCGTCCTTTTCGTCTAGACCCGCTTCCTTGATAAGAAAAATATTAGTCTCTGTCATAAAGTACCTCACGTCAAAATAGAGACATACGGTAAAGGACGTAATCTCCTATTATTAATTATACCACATTTTCGATAAATTTTGTCAAAATTGATATAAAAAACAACAGATTATGCACTTTCCTTGTCCGAATCACTATTTTTCTGATCTCCGTCAGTACCACCGCCATCACGTCCTGCTGGATTTGTGAATGGTTGCTGAGGAAATTCTTCAAGATCAGATGCGTCTAATTGTTCCTTTTCTCTCTCCCTACGCTCAAACTCATCTTGGTAATTCATACCGAACTGTTCAACAAATGTTTCCTTAGAAATGTTACCAGTTTCATATAGCTTAATCATAGCGTCTACAAAGTAACGGAAGCTAGATAGGTTAATTGGCTTGAATCTCAAAGTAGTAGAACCTTTCATTCCATTATTTTCTAGCGTATCCGCAACTACCTTGTTCAAAACTTGGATAATCTTACGTCTGTAGGATTCCATAGTCTCCACAGGGCTTAACATAGCATATTCAGCATCGGATGCGGATGAACGTTCTGTTTCACCAGTAGCTAAGATAGCAGGAAAACCTAGACCATAGAAGATATCACGATTTACTTCCTTATATTTAGTATCATCTAACAATGCTTCTGTATCAGGAAATACCCATGTTATATCTAGGGTGTGGTTAGAGAATAATTGGAAAATACGTTCAACGTCAATGTTTCCGGTGTTACGCCAATACATTTGATCTTTGATATCCTGCAATTGTTCTTCATCATCTTCTGTTAGTGGATACTCGTCATTACCAAGTTTAATTAGCTGGATAGCTGAAATAACCCTTGATGCAATCGAGTAGTCCATCCTACGAATGTTTCTCTTGTGCTTCATAGCCTCGATTGATGCGTACAGATATGGAATTGGATAGGGCGAGTCACTAACTACCTTACGACGAATAACAGTAGGATTTTCCAGTTTGAAGAATAGCTGTCCTCTACGTACAGCGTCAACAAACTGCGGGTAGGCTGTTAAAAGATAACGATAAAGTTCCTTATCTTCCATTAAATTATCATAGCTACCCTTTGAAGTAATGAAGTCAACCAGTTTATCGGGTATCTTGATAAAATACGATTGCTTATCTGACAGACCCGGACTTTTAACAATCAGGGTTGCTGGATCACGTACCCACATAGAAGTAGGTAATGTGAGGGCAGAGTATTTTTTGATATTGAACCCGGCTTCATCTAATTCTGCTTTGCTGACAGTAGTGAACTTTACTTCTGGAATTACCAAACCAGAAATAAGGTATTCCATTGCCATAGCCTCAGCAAAGTCCAGAAGCTTAGGTAGCATACCTGTAATTAGGTTTTCCTCATTATTATTCAATTCAGAACGCTCAAAATCGATATCGGTAATACCAATATCAATCATCTTGTTGATAACGGTGGACGCAATAGGATCACGCTTATAAAAGAATCTACAAGCAAATACGATCTTCTTGAACTCCTCTATATCAACGATTTCAAGCTTATCTACTTGGTCTGCCATCCATGGATTCTGCATTGAAATGTTGTTTCGTGTGTTCATGAAGGCAGCTTTGGCTAGCTTTGATTGTTTTGTTATTTCATCTGTCATATTATATCCACCTTGCTTTCAGCAATTTCTTTGTTTTGGTGTTGAGAACCAAACTTTCATTTTCTAAATAATAAGCCATTCCTGCACATAACATAGCTGCTGTAAAGTGATCTTCCCCTCTTTGTCCACCCTGCGGAGTCATTGTTTTGTACACAATATCCCCTGTTACAGTTTTAGTATAAGTCATACGTTCAAGTTCGGCAATCAACTCCATATCAGTTGAAGAATACACTATTCTATGATTGTTAGAATAGGTTTGTAATACAGAAACAGAGAACGGTTTTGTTTTCTGCTTTAGCTCCTCTCCATCGGAGTCTACACCGATTACTACCATTGACGAGAAGTTTATAGGAATAAGTCTATCCTTGTACTTCTTACGTTTATAGGCATCCCCTTCCAACAGCGTTTGCGACACGGCTAAACCGGACGAACCAACATCAAGACCAATTATAGACGGATTAAATTTAGTATCTACCCAATCTATGATTTTCTCTTGAATTGGATAGGCTACCTTGTTTAGCTGTATTCTAGCATGGAATTTCAAAATTCCATTTCCACGGTCATACAGAATAACAATAGCTGTTGGATCGGTATATCCCAAGTCTATTCCTACAAGTACTTTGGCATTCTTATATTCAAGATTAGGAAGAAATGATAATTTGGTCTGATATTCTGCTAAGTTTCCTTGAATTTTGATACCATCTAGTACCAGCTTGTGTACTGGATAACCCTCTATTTGAAACAGCTGTCTGTCGAACACGGCAAAGATTGGTGCTCCGTGTTGTCCAAGAACAAGATGTATAAAGTCATCGCTTTCTTTACTGCCGTACTGCTCAACGGCACGATCTTCATCTTCTTGTGTAAACCGTGGATTGTCATATGCAGACAAACGATGCTTTGTATAGTTAGAGTTTTCCATATCGGCATGATACAGAACATTATTTTCTCTTAAGCCTGTCGGCACTCCTGCTACACCCAATCTAAAACCGGGTGTGAAAGTGTTCATGGTAGGTTGTTGCTCTACCCAAGTACCCCAAGGATAATACCCGCCTTCGTCTACTAATGTAAAAGGTGTGTGCAAACCGATAACGTTAGCACCTGTACCTGTCTGACCAGCGATACGACATAAAAGTACCGCTCCATTCAGCAAAGTAACCGTATTTGTAGATTGGTTAATACCCTTTGCTGACGCTATAAACTGTTTCATGAAGGTGTTACCACGTAACATCCTCACTAGACCCGTAAACACAGGTTCAAGGTGTACCTTGTTAGGTACTGAGTAAACTATATAATCGCCGGGGAATAAATTAAATACCAATACCCACAGCAATAGATTTACAAAACTTACGGTCTTTCCTGTAGCTCGGGCTGTACAAACTGAAACGTGCGTATTGAAGTCGCATAGAATTTCTTTCTGATAGATTGTAAATTCAAATGATTCTTCCCACTCAGCTTTGTCGTAATTTTGAATAAATTCCCCACACAGTACTGGATTACGCATAATCTCATAGAAGTATAAATCATCTACTTGATTAACTTTTTCGACTAATGCCAATTATCTACCTCCACGCCAGAATCGGGTAATAGCCTCCTCTTGATCTCTACTATCGATCTTCAAACTACCTTCTAGCGTTATATTTTTAGTTAGGGGGTATGTACCACCGTTAAACGGTATTGTCCACTTTTCTTTAGCAAAATCTCCACCCCATTTGCTGATATAAAAACGTCTGTTATTATCAAAGTACCTATTGTTAGAACCCCCTGAACCTTGGTGTATAGTCCTACTCCAAAAGTGGAAATATTGTGAATTGCCCAATGCACAGGTTTTTAATCCAGCATTAACCCCACGTCTTGCGTAGTCATTGTCCGAATAATAGGCAGGATAAAAATTAACATCAATGTATCCGATAGCCTCCATTACAGAAGGTTTGTACAAACACAAATTATGCACATCTTTAATAACATTGGGTTCTAGTCGTTCTTCTTTATTCTGCCAATCCGTATGAATTTCCCAAGGAGCTACTTCACCAAACTTATGAAACCTGAGTTTAGCATCGGGGCTAAATTGATCTCTAGTCTGTGGATACATATCAACCAAAGCACGCACATCAAATTGAGAAGAACTAATCCATTGCCAGTCGGATGTATCTGCTTTATTAATAAGCGCATCAATAGCATAGGGATAGGCTACAATATCATTTCCACATATAATCAAGTTGTCGAAATTATGTGATTTCCAAGCAAAGTCATAAATATCATTTAGACCCGCAGGAAAGCCGATATTTGTTTCGTGTTCTGTGTAGGCAATATTATCTTTGTTCAACCAATCGATTGTTTCAAAGTCATTGGGCTTGCCCACAACCACGAAAAAACTAATATCATTCTCTGTTGTTTTTCTAATTGATTCTACAGTAAGTTTACTGAAATCAACATTTCCGAACGTTACCATGCCAATAAGTGTTTTACTCATTAAACTTCCCTCACAAATTCTAATATATTTTCTACTATTTGTTTATCGTTTAGATATGGCGACCAATACTTTTTAGCTTGTACTGGTTGGTCGAGTATAAAGTAAGCTGCTTGTCGTTGATAAGTAAAAGATAGAAACTTAAAATCAGGATTTAGCCAATTGTCTCTAACTTGAGTATAAACGTGCGGCCCACTATTTCTACCAATACTACCGTCAGAAAATCTACTTAGATAAGATAGTTCAGGTAAATCAAAACCATCTTTACTTTGTATAATTTCATCCAAAACCCAAACATTAGTATTCATAATACCATGACGCTGAGTTGTAACAAAAAAATCATTTGGTACTTCTTGAGCTACTTTGCTGATGATTGGATTGAAATCAAAGTTTTTGGCTTGATTGGATTGTACATTTCCATTATCTATTAGCCAAATTTTACGGTGCTTAGCTTCTGAACGTAACCAAAAATCTACATGTTCGCAATCAGGATATAAATTGTAATTTAGATTAGGCACATATTCTATAATTGGTTTGATTAAAGGGCGCAACCCAATACTATTAAGCATGTGGTTGTGCATCCTCCAAAGTTGCTCTACAACTACACCAATACCGGGAAGTACGTAACGTCCATCCCTACCTAACCATGTATTAATAAACACGGAGCTTGTGTTGTTATTAAAGTGAATTGCTCTCATGGCGTGCATTTCTTCCGTAACATTCATAGAAGTTACATTTGAAAGTTCACGCACAATTTTAGGATTTTTACCGTGGGCATAAAAATAATTGCGTTCTCCTAAAATTTCCATCCATTCTTTTACAAATTCTAATGATTCAAAAATATCTCCATTCCCATAGTGATTGTAAAAATATACATTCTCTACGCCATCAGTCTTTTTTCCCATGCCTTAAACTCCTCTATTTGTTGCTCACTATAAAAGTAACGACAATATTCACTACCAAAGATAGTATCCAATTCAGTGTCGCTAAAGTTCAATGAATTCCTTACCTGTACTCTTTCGGGTAATTTCTTAGATACCCTACTTGTCATAACCTTAAAATTGGGTGTTAGGTATACACGCAAAAATGAACCTAAACTATTGATATTTTCTATTGAAAAATGTACCAATGACATATCATATTCAGATATAATACCATAGCCCCTTTCTTTTACAAAACCATACTTTAAAATATCAATGCCTGTAGCAATCTTTAAGCCAGCAAAGAATTGATTTTCATCTATTTCTGTTTGAGTGTCTTTACTAAATAATGAATAGTCGCCCAAACAATAAGAGCGTATTTCATTTATTTGTTGCGCCACAGATTTTCCAGTTGCCTTATTATAGAAATAATATTGACTAACTTTTCTATTTATTGGATTACGATAGGGTACAAATACGTTATGAGCATGTTTTATTAAGCATTCCGCATTTATTGATGGGTTGTGAAAAACCCTAAGTAGTGTGTAATCTGAATGAAATTTAATGCATCGTAGACCAGACATATTAAGAGAATCTTGGATAGATGTTGTTCCACTTTTAGCCATTCCCATTACTACATATTCAAAGTTGTCAATATCGCCTACGTCATTGCTTTTTATATGTGAGCGTGCCAATTCCAAAGTCCCTCCAGCTTGGTAGTGGTATAGCCGAACTGTTTCAAAAAATCTTCGTACTCTACGTGCTTTTGCTTAGAGAGAGGCCAACTAAACTCATAGACAATTCTAGGTTTGAAATCCCCAATAAGTTGTTTAGCACCCATCATTACCTCTAAATCCATGCCCTCTACATCTACCTTTAGAAAGTCTAATCCGTTTAAACCAACAAGAATATCATCTAAACGGTGAGCTATAATAGCACCATCATTTGATGGCTCGTAAATATAAGCTGCTATATTGCCGGGATCGGGTATTCTACCAGCGACTTTATTACCATTTCCAATACATAGATTATAAGTCGTAACGTTCATACAGTTGTGCAAAAGTAAGTTAGCACCAAGTAAATAATATGTTGGTTTATGCCCCTCAAAAGCATGAATATACTTACAACGTTTAGCCAAATCTACAGTATGATCCCCTACGTATGCTCCAACTTCTACAACAATCATATCTTGTGAAATTAAGTCAAAAGTAGGTTGTAGCTCGTGCTCCCAAAATTGGTCGGCTTTGATTTGATCGGATACTAAATCATTATCATCAGTTAGTAAAAACCGCCCTCTTAGTGTTTCATAAATACTATAGGTCATTTCTTAGCTAGAGCCAGTGATGCAAATGTATACTCATATACAAGTGGTTGTCTATAGGAGTAGTCCACACCACCATAGAAACTCCAACCCTTTGCCAATTTAGCAAGACGCTTTAAGCTTGCTGAATTATATGTGCGTTCATGAGCTACACTGAAAGGCTTTCCCTTTGGAGAGTAGTCAGTACTTAAAAATAGAAAAGGTGCAGGTTTAAGCAGTTTTAGGAAAAAGGTCTTTTCATCTTCATCCTTTATATGCTCAATGGTGCTCATACAAATTACAGCGTCGTATTTCGTTCTTCCCCTATACTCTAGGAAGTCTTGACAAATAAATTCGTTAGACTGTCCTAAAATTTCATTTTGTTTTGCAACTGTAGATTCACCACTTGGGTCGGGGTCAATCTGTGTAACATGAATCCCATAATGAGATAAAACTGGTGCAAGTAATGAACCGCCACCGCCCACATCCAAAATCTTTTCAGCCCCTATTTCCAATAATAACTTAAGGGCTAATCCGTATTCCCATTTACGCATAGGGTGTTCGTACCGATAGTTCGGGTGTATCCTTTGCATAAAAGGTTCAATTAATTGGTGCTCAGAAAATGTATTAAAATCTTCTAGTGTTAAGCACTTTGAATAAGTATATGACATTAACTTCCTCCTTTGTCTTTATCGTGATAGGTGTAGTAAGTCTTATCCCCACCCATCGTAATACTACCTTCTCCCAACACTCCATCAATAGCCTTTATTAGTTGCGAACGAATAGCGTTCTGTGCCTGTGCTCTAATAGCTGCATCTAAACGTTTTTCTTCTGATAAATTGGGATTCATAATATCTTCTTGTGCAAACCAGCACCGAAGATTGGTAGTAATAAGTTGGTCGATTAGAAAACCGATGCTCTTTGTTCTAATATCCATGAATAACCATCCTCCTCATAGTGTATTGTAAAGCTAGGCAGAGGCGTTATTATGATACCACCATTTTCTAAATACTCATGTAAGTTAGCTTTAACGCCAGTGATGAAGTGCCAAGGCAAAAGAAGTAATTGGTCAGGTTGCATCGCTAAACCTTCTTCTTCTGAAATGATAGGAATATCACTTCCGATAGTACGCAAACCAAACTTATCTTCGTTTACTTCTAAAGCGTAAGGCAAATCTTCTTTGGTTAAGCCCCATGCCTGTAATAGTGTGTTGCCCTTTGTACTCGCACCCAAAACAAATGTAGTCTTTCCAGCTGCTTTTGAACGGGCTAAGTAATCTTTTAATGCAATCTCAGCGTGCTTGATGCGTCTAACAAAAGAACCGAAAGGCTCTTTGAATTTCTCAAAATAAGCCTTCTCGTAGTTGAACATATCTTCAACGATTGGTTTTATTGGTTTAGCACCCTTATGGCAAACATAGACACGCAAACTACCACCATTGACATTGTTGTATTCTAAATCAAAAATATCAAGGTCATAGTAATCAAATATTTGTAGCAGGTTTACTAGCTTGTAGTACTCAAGGTGTTCGTGGCAGATATTATCAAATGCATTTATCTGCAACATTGAAAGCAAATCCGTAAACTGCACTACCCAAATACCGTCAGCTGCAAGTACTTGTTCAATTTCATTTACGAAAGCGTCTGGTTTTGGTAGGTCATAGAACATTGCTATTGATGTGATGACCTTCGCTCCACGAACCACTCCAAGAGGCAACAGATCGCTACGAAAATAATCATTAATAAATAAGTCACAATTTTCCTCTGCTCGATCCTTTAAATTTAGGGCAGGATCGAAACCTATTTTAAAACATTCGTCCGGAAAGAACTGAAACAAAGTGCCATCGTTACAACCAATGTCGATTATAATGTCACCTTCTTCTAACTCTACCCGTTTTTGTGTTTCGTCAGCGATATTCTTTAAAGAACTAACCATTGACTTATTTAAAGCAGATGAATACCAATATTGGCGATACATCAAATCTAAGTTAACGGTATGTTTAAGTTGTACCAATGTACACTTTATACATTGTACCAATACCAACGGGGCTTTTGTATGCCCTTCCTGACTTTTAACAAAACCGCTAGGGTATATTTCACCAAAGTCAAGCAGGTCTACGAGTTCGCCACCGCAGACTCTACATGTAGTTTCTGTTTTGATCATTTATAAGCCTTTCCCTTCCTCTTTCAAATCATGTTCGACCATCATTTCTACCAATTGTTTAAACGAAGTGTCTGGTTTCCAGCCAAGGGTTTTTCTTGCTTTGGATGAATCGGAAATTAGCAAGTCCACTTCGGCAGGTCGATAAAATTTAGGATCGATAACTACGTGATCCTCCCAAACCAAGCCTACAGAATCAAAAGCGATTTTAGTGAAATCTCTAACCGAGTAGGTTGCATCCGTGCCGACTACAAAAGTGTCGGGTTTGTCATGCTGTAGCATCATCCACATAGCCTTAACATAATCGCCAGCGTAACCCCAATCTCTCTTGGAATCTAAGTTTCCGAGTCTTAATTCCGTTTGTTTACCCAAATATATACGGGCGACCGCTTTTGAAATCTTGCGGGTAACAAAAGTATCGCCACGTCGAGGGCTTTCGTGATTAAACAGTATACCAGAAGTTGCAAATAAGTCATAGCTCTCCCTATAGTTTACAGTAATCCAGTGACCATATACCTTTGCAACCCCGTAGGGACTACGCGGGTAAAATGGGGTTAATTCATTCTGAGGGGTTTCCCTTACTTTACCGAACATTTCACTTGTTGAAGCTTGATAGAAACGTGCGTCAGGGTTCACCTGTCTGATTGCCTCTAGCACTCTGGTAACTCCAATACCAGTTGCCTCGGCAGTAAAAATTGGTTGTTTCCATGAAACAGGCACAAAAGATTGTGCCGCTAAATTATAGACCTCATCCGGTCTATATTTCTCCATGATGTCTAGTATTGAACTTTGATCTAGCAAATCGCCAGAAACTAATTCAAAGTCACCATCATCTATAATTCCTTCTATTCTTTGGTGGTTATTATTGCTGTTTCTACGTTCCATACCTATAACTCGGTATCCTTTTTCCAGTAGAAATTCTGCCAAGTAACTACCATCCTGTCCTGTAACACCTGTAATTAATGCTTTCTTCAAAGTTTACCTCCTTACCTTAATGATTCGGGCATAATTTCGGGCTTATTACTTCCCTTTTGTACTAAATCTTTGAAATGTACATCAAATACATTCCCACAAATTTCACCGTCTCGATCTCCCAAAACTCGTTTGCATTCCAAACGCATAATATTATCAGCATCGCTGAATAAAATCCAGTTTGTACTTAGCAACTGATTGCACTTGGGACAAAAGATATAAATCATCTTTTCTTCATAAAACTGTTTAGCAAGTGCCTTTACCCGGTCAAGCTCTGATATAGCGTCTAGACTTTTATCAGTTTGTCTTAACTTTCTTGATATCTTTAAATCTTCCTGTAACTTCGATAAATCAAGCCTTGTACGGCTCATTTGCTGTGCTAACTTATCAAGCAAAGTAAGATTGTTTAATGTTATACCTTGATTTGAATTTCGTATTTCGTATGAAAACTGTTCCAAATCTTCTAGTTGGATTTGTGCCTGACAAAGTGCTCTAAGCGTTTCCCGGTCATTGAACTTCATATCAGTAAGATCGTAATCTTCCGCATATTCATCCATCTTACCTTTAATGCGTTCCTCAAAGTCCTCAAGGCTAACAGTGAGCAGAATCTTTCCCTCACCATCCTTACCTTCCCAATATTGCTCATATTCCTCATCAGACATGTCAGCATATTGTTTAAGGTTTCTAAACTTTTCCGTATCTGGCAAGTCCACCCTTGTTTGTTTTGTAGTTAAGGGCTTTTTAGCCTCTTTAGGCATTACATATACTCCAACCACAGATTTTGCATGTTGCACAACGACTTACAATCTCTATTGCATGATTGCCACACAAGGGACATACCATTATACTTTTAGTGGGTTCATCATCTTGTTGCTTTAAAGCAGCTGTTTCATTATTTTCAATGACCTCAAAAGTCATTGCACAGTCTTGATAAATTGTCATTTTAACTATCTCCTATTATAATTATATCATAAATTGGTCATTTTTTGTTGTTTTTGGTATATTTTGAGCTATAAATATACTCGATATACTCCATAATCCTGTCAATGTGTTCTGTTACGTATGCCAATTCATCATTAAGACTTTCGTAACATTCACGGTGAAACGGCAGATTAACATAAGGTCGGTCTAGTGCCATCCATGACAATAGACCTTCAATTTCCTTGTTACATTTGAAACAGGTCATAATGAAAAGTTAGGATTTCTTCTCCTAAATCTTATTCGTGCCTTTCAAAAATAAATAGAATTGCACGGCTTTTCCTAGACCGATCATAAATATTATTCCGAGTATAAAACCGAAACAGAGCATTATGTCTCCATGCCCCTGCTATCGGCTAGGACTTGTCTTGCTAAATCCCAAGCTTCATCTACTGCTTTGGTATCTTTTGCGGGAACGTTGATAAGACGCTCCAACGCCGCCCGTAGTTGGGCGATCTGGGCTTCGAGGGCTACTGTCCTATTCATGTAATAGGTTGTGAGTTCTTGATAATCTAGTGTCATAGCTGTTCCTCCATGCCCCCCGCTGTCTGCGAGGGCTTTGTTTATCTCATTCAACAACTCATGCTCACGTTCATCTGACAATGCACCCTCAAGCATCAAAATAACCTGATTCAGCAATCTATGCAGTTGGGCGTTTTTCTCCCGTTCTACTTGCAGGGCATCAGTAAGATTTATAATCATATCGCCTCGTGTTGTCATTCTTTATTAAAATGCCTCCTCAATTTCCTCGTACCTAACACCTAGATAAGCACAAATAGCGTCTAGTTCATACGCCTCGCACTCACCTACTAATTCTTCATTTCTGTAAACGAAAACCCGGTCTACTTCAATATCGTGATATACACTAAATTGGTAGGAGGGGGTCACGCCATTCTCTACGTTTTCGCTCTCGTTGTTCATGTTCTAAATCTCCTAATTTTATTAACTCCTCTTTAAGTTGAGTTTCTACTTTGCGTGCTTTCTTTAACAAACGTCTATCCCAATCATCAACAGGGTCTTGTTCAACAACCGCTATCAAAGATTGTACAGCCTTTAACTGTCCATCCACTATTTGAATTGCCTCATAATAATCCCATTCATTCACGAAAGTTCCTCCAAAAGTTCCCTCACACGTTTAGCTATATGTGCTTGTACATCCCTATCTTGTACGCTCAAACCTAGCAATCTCAAAAGTTCTACAGCTACGTAAGAAGCTTCACAAGCATTGGCACAATCCCATTCCCAATCTAATTCAGCGTGAGCAAAAATATCTATTGACATTTCAAAGATTTCTTTTCTAATCCTTTCACACTCCATGGCATTGTCAAATTCCCTATCCAGTTCGTTCATCCAAAGTGCATTATTCATAATCACTCTCCTCAGTGTAACCATTCAACCAGTCCTCTAGTTGTTCGTCAGCAGTTATTTTAGCTTTTATTCTTTGATACATTCTGTTACAAGCAGACCATCCCGGCACTCTTACTTTTCTTTTACTTCGATTTCCTCTGTACGGTCGCTTATTTATCCTTCTCTTTTTCTTCTTGTTCATAAATATATCCTTTTCCTGAACATAGTGGACAGACACTTTCGTAATCTGCTTCTAAATCGATAATTGACCAAAAACCTGTACCATCACATCTAGGACACTTTGTAGTACTAGTAAGAAGTGATGGATCGCCATTAAAAATAGATTCTGAAAAATCCCAAAGAGCTTTACCAACTCCTATAATGCAAAAAAAGGCTATTAGCAGTGAAGCCCAACCACTTTGATGAAATATAAAGTGTTCAAGCCCTGTCATCTTAGCCTTTGCTTAAGGGTATTGAATTTCATAAATTGTTTGACCGCACCTTCCGTCAAAACTTCCTCCCTTTTTGTATGCATAAAATTGATTATTGATCTAATATCAGCCTCCGTCAAACCCACATAAATAAGTTGATGGGATTCTGTACATTTGTTAGCTTCTTTGTTGGTTTCATAACGCCTGTTACAGTAATAACAAACGTACCTATCACCTTTCTTAATAGCCATTATCTAAAGTCTCCGCATCATTTTAGTCTATTCACCAAATCCTGTAAACCGGATATTACCATTTCAGCCTGTTCTTTGGTGAACCAACAAGCCGCCTCCTCGTATCCGTTGATAATCCAGAACATAATCTTTGTATCTTGATAATCGAGCTGACCATAAACGTAATTGTCATTACCAATAGCATCATCTAAATCTACCGAAAATTCATGATAATCTTTCATTCTTCCCACTCCTTTCCACACAAATCACATCTAAAGATGACAAAGTAACTTGTGGGATAATCATAAGCCGCAATTCCTACCACCTGTCTATGAATTAAACCTCCACATTCATCGCACTTTATTGGATAGCCCATGCCAGTTTGACACATAAAGCAATCAGGATCATCCTTATCATGATCGTAAAAGTGGTATTCCCATGTATCCGGTTCTATCATAAAATTGCCTCTTGACAAACTCCCTATTCTGTGTTATAATTGTACTATGCTTACAAAAGCACTTGTACATTAACAATTGGTATATACTATTATACCACAAATTGTCCTAAAAGTCAAGCTATTGAATATGAGAATTCTCTAATGTTCCTTTAATCTAAAAAGCTTGACAAATGCAACTTTTTATGGTATAATTAAGAGCAATTAACTACAGAGTTAATATATTAATTAAATAGTTAATTAAATAATTAATTAATAGCTTGTATATATAAATATATACAAGAGGCTTACAGCCAACAAGGATTTTCCACTCATCAAACCTTTTGCCTTGCTAAATATGACAAAGGTGGATATCTACAGGGTGTGGTGTAATGGCCGCACACGGAGTTTGGGACTCTGCGGAAGAGGTTCGATTCCTCTCACCTTGACCTATGCTTCTCTGGCGGAATTGGTATACGCTCTAGTCTTAGAAACTAGTGAGGAGACTCATGTGGGTTCGACTCCCACGAGAAGCACCTATATGGTGATCGAAGTCAAACTGGTGCGACGCTGTGCTGTGAACACAGTTATAGTGAGTTCGAGACTCACCGATTACCCCTATACACTCGGGTAGCATAATGGTAATGCACACGGCTGTTAACCGTGGTGACGGTGGTTCGACCCCGCCCCTGAGTGCCTATGACAAAAATTGGTAAGGTAAGCAAACGCAAGAAAGGTGGTATTAAGATAGACTGGTATTTTCTATGGGGATTTAGAGAAGATCATACTTCTATCTGGAAACGAGATAACCTATTTTGGCGTATCTTACATAAAATTGCAACCATGGTGTAGTGGATCGCATAAGGGTGTTCTAAGCCCATGGAAGAGGTTCGAGTCCTCTTGGTTGCGCCTAATGCATCTATAGGCTAATGGATAGACCACTTGGCTACGAACCAAGTAGTGCAGGTTCGACCCCTGCTAGATGCTCCTAGAAATTGGTACTTGACAAATATCAATTTTTGTGTTATAATGTCAATATTGAGGGTTCGTCTAATGGTAAAGACTAAGGTCTTTGAAGCCTGAAATGGAGGTTCGACCCCTTCACCCTCAGCCTACATACTCGCATAGTGTAATGGTGAACACGTCCGTCTTATATACGGTTGAGTCTAGGTTCGAATCCTAGTGCGAGTACCTAAATGTGGACTTGGCAGAGTGGTTATGCATCCGGTTGAAGCCCGGACAAGCCCGGTTCGACTCCGGGGGTCTACACCTAAATATACTGGTATGGTGTTTAACGGTCTAGCACATCAGTCTTTTAAACTGTAAGGTCTTGGTTCGAATCCAAGTGCCAGTACCTATATTGCGGAGTAGAGTTTCGGTAAACTCGGCAGTCTCATAAACTGTCCCAAGTCGGTTCAACTCCGTCCTCCGCTACCTAATGCGTCTGCTGGACAATGGCGAGTCCAAGTGGCTGTAAACCACCCGCTATAAGCTGTGGGAGTTCGACTCTCTCCGGGCGCACCTATAGGGAGCTTAGCGGCTCTCACTGGTCTACGCTGGACACGCATATAAGCATCGGACGAGGTTCCGATTAACGTAGACTGGATGTACATACTCCGTTGGGGTTAACGGCTAACCCACTAGGCTCTTAACCTACGAGATGGAGGTTCAAATCCTCCACGGAGTACCTTGGGCGAGTAGTGACAATTGGGAACACACTTCTCTTGCACAGAAGTAATACGAGTTCGAATCTCGTCTTGTCCACCTGCGGTAGCTAGGTTTACGGTCTTGTACCAGAAGCTACAAAAACAAGACCAATTTGCAGGATTAGATTAGCTGGTGAAATCGCTTTTCTTACAAAAAAGAGAACACAGGTTCGAGTCCTGTATCCTGCACCTATCACCCCTGACCATTCGTGGCAGGGTGCAGGGCGAAAGCCCTGCGGTATGGCATCTTCGTCTACTGGAAGGACACCTGACTTTCAATCAGGGAAGTGTCGGTTCGAATCCGTCAGATGTCACCTACAAGCTGGATTAGTGTTAATGGTCAAGCACGCTTGCTTTGTAACCAAGAAGTACTGGTTCGAATCCAGTATTCAGCTCCATAATGGTTGCTTACCATAATTGGTTAATGGGCTTCCCTGTCAAGGAAGAATATGCGAGTTCGAATCTCGTAGTAACCGCCTATACTGAGGGTTAGGCTAACAGTAAACCCCTTGGCTCTGAACCAAGTATCATTGGTGCAAATCCAGTACCCTCAGCCTAAATGTCCTAGATTCCGAATGGCTAGGAAAGCGTCTGCAAAACGCTGTAGAGTGGGTTCGACTCCCACCTAGGACTCCTAAGACCATCGAGCTATCGCTGGAAACAGAGGAAGGTCAGGACTACTTAGCTCACGGTAGGAGGCATAAGCCGTTTGCACTACCTAGGTAGCAAGCCAAACAGACTTAGCGGGTGAGCTACGCTATAATAGTCGGGTTGGTGCAAAGATAAATGATAGCATAGAACAGAATCCTGCCTACGGGTGGTCTAAAATGCTCTTGTGGTGGAATTGGCAGACACGCTTGACTTAAACCCAAGTGCCTTCGGGCGTAGAGGTTCGACTCCTCTCTAGAGCACCTATATGGCTCTATCGTCTAATGGATAGGACATCAGCCCCTCAAGCTGAGAATCAGGGTTCAATCCCCTGTAGAGTCACCTAATGCTGGACTAGCGTAACTGGTTAACGCATCCGTCTGATACGCGGAAGATTCCTAGTTCGAGTCTAGGGTTCAGCACCTATCGCTGTGTGGTGGAATTGGTATACACGCCATGCTCAAACCATGGTGGGCATGTGTCCATGCAGGTTCGAATCCTGCCATAGCGACCTATTGGAAGGTTGGCAGAGTGGTAATGCGCTGGTTTGCTAAACCATAACCATCCAACCGGATGCAGAGGTTCGATCCCTCTACCTTCCGCCTACGGAGAGTCGCAAGGCTGGCGTGCTTATCCGTCTTGAAAACGGTGATGTCGGTAACTCCGATGTACAGGTTCGATCCCTGTATTCTCCGCCTAAGTGCGTGTGTGGTGTTAACAGTAGCATGGGTGGCTTCCAACCATACGGTGCAGGTGCGACTCCTGTCACACGCTCCTATACATATCCGTGGTGTAATGGTAGCATTAGGGACTCCAAACCCCTCGGTGCTGGTTCAAGTCCAGCTGGGTATGCCTAAAATTAGTACTTGACAAAACACTAAATCCATGGTATAATTAAGCCATGGATATTAGTTTTAGAAGTGCTCCTCAGTCCGAGGAGGCAGAAAATTTGAGAAACATCACAGCTTACGTAGATGGTGGCTGTAATAATAAGACACACTCTGATGCTTATGGAAGTTTTGCAGTATTTGGAAAGGATGAATTGATTAGGTCAGAAACTTTTAACTTAGACTCAAAGACTAGCAACCAAGCAGAGTATGAATCTATGATTAAACTCCTAGAGTATGTCAATTTTTACATGAAACACCACAGAAATACAAAGTGGACTATCTACTGTGATAGTAAACTAACCGTGAAACAGACGGTAAATGGATGGAAGGTTAACAACCCGATACTAAAAAAGCTCAACAAACGAGCTAGAAAATTGTATAGCCGGGTTAAGTCTCGTGAATTCAAAGATCAAGTAGAGATCGTATGGATACCGAGAGCAGGAATAGTAGAGGTTTTAGGACATTGAAACTAAGATTAGTTGAGGATACAGCTGGAATAGAAGAATTTGTACAAGCCTTGCCCTTTGTCGACATTGTTGGATTAGATGTTGAGTCGTCAGGGCTTGATCCGTTTAACGACAGATGGCTACTTATGCAAGTATCTATAGGCGAAACTGTTTTTGTTTTTGATATTGTAGGACTGAAAAACCACATGACTTTTGTGGCACAGGCACTTCTAGACAGTGACGCTCTATGTGTCGGACATAACATCAAATTTGATATAAAAGTTATTAAAGCCAATACAGGTGTAGGGATTGAGAACGTTTTCGATACCATGATTGGTGATGGGGTGGCAAATACCGGACTTGGTAGACCGTTTGTATCATTACAATCATTGCTATTTAAGCATCTTGATATTGTAATGGAAAAGGATGTACGAGAAGATTTCATTGGTGCTACAATCGTAACTCAGGAAATGTACTTGTATGCCGCAAAAGACGTTTTAAACTTAGTAGACTTATACGAAAGTATTTGTGTTGAACTAGAAGAAAAGAACCTAACCAAAACAGCAGATTTAGAAATGGAGTTATTGCCTCAAGTTGCTTGGATGGAGCTTGAAGGTGTATCTGTAAATCAAAAACTTTGGAAGGAAATTACTGCGTCTGCTATTGAACGTCAAAAGGTGTGGGAAGAAAAGCTAAAGGATACTTTGATTAACCCGGCTTTGGATAAACTATTGGTTGGTGACGCTGACGCTTTGACAGTTGTTGACAAGCTAAAGTTGCAGGTAAAACTAAAGCGTGATCGTGATCCAATGGAAGGGATTACCGATAGAAAAACTGTAGCAGGTATTGTGCGTGAGTGGCTGAATTTAAACAGTCCTGCACAGTTCAAAGAGATATTGACATATAGTAAAGTTTATGTGCCTAGTGCCAATAAAAAAGAATTGGCTCGATTTAAGCATCATGAAGTTATTCGTGACTATTTGGAATTCAAACCGTATTCAAAGCGTATCAATTCCTACGGTGAGGATTTTCTTGATAAAATAAACCCAAAAACGGGTAGGTTACATGCACAATTTAATCAACTTGGTACAGTATCCGGACGTTGGAGTTGCGAAAAACCCAACTTACAGCAGATACCTGGAGAGAATGAAGATGATCCAGAGGCTCGTTATAGAGAATGTTTCGAGGCAAGCAAGGATCATCTTTTATTAACCGTAGACTTTAACCAAGCAGAATTGCGTTTATTGGGTGCTGTTGCAAATGAACGTGCATTTATTGACGCTTATAACAATGAGTTGGATATTCATGTGTTGACAGCATCAAATATTTATGGGGTTGAATATGACATTGTTACAAAGGAACAGAGAAGTAGAGGAAAATCAATCAATTTTGCTATCGTCTATGGTTCTACAGCCTATGGTTTGGAGTATAATTTTGGTATACCACAATACGAGGGAGAGGCACACTTGGAAGCTTATTTTGCCGCATATCCCTATATCGCAAAATTCATTGAGTTGGCAGGTGAGAAGATTTGGGAACTTGGTTACTCTATTACGCCTTTTGGTCGAAAGCGTTATTTTGACATACCTGAAATCTTTGAGGATGGCGATGAAAAAGCAAAAATAAAAGCATCTGTACTCCGAAGGGGAATTAATACTATTATTCAGGGTGGGTCTGCCGACATTTTAAAGATAGCCTTGGTAGACATATATCATAGAAACCCCTTCGGAGATTTATTTAAACTATTGCTGACCGTACACGATGAAGGTGTGTGGGAAGTACACGAAAGTATAGCGGAAGAAGCTGAGGCGTTCGTGGTTGCAACAATGGAGGAAGCTGAGCAGGTATTTCTTAAGGATATTCCTGCGAAAGCTGATAGTATGTTATCTAAAACTTGGAGGCACTAATGGTAGTAGGAAATATGTATCCGGAAGAAGAACTGGAAGAAGGTGTACAGGAACGGGTAAATAGGATTATGGGTGAGCATGAAAAGGAACGTCAAACGAAGCTTTGGGGAGAAATAATGGACACTTCTTATCATCTAAATAAGTTGGTGAAAGAAGCTGTGACCAAAGAACGTTTGAAAGTTGAAGTTGCCGTAGATACCAATTTGTATGAAATGAGTTCTAAATATAATATACCCGTAATATCAATTAAAGTATTTAAGGAGTTTGGATCATGAGTGAATTTACTTGGTTTATTGTAGACGAATGGCAAGGTTTGTATAAAGATGGTGAGCTAATTATGCAAGATCATAGCTTACACCCTATTTATTTTGCTAAAGAATTAGGAATTACTTTGTCAAATTATGATGATAATATTGATGAATATCTGACTGAGCATGGTGGATTTCCTGAGAATATTGAGGAGTTGCCAAAATATGACATCGAATCTTAGAAGTCGCAAAGTAGATAGTTGTGGTCTGTGTGCCAAGTGGGAATATGCTAGTACAGAGTGGGGATATTGTAAAGCTATTCATGAAAATTCAGGTGTAAGAGGGGCAAACATTACGTCTTTTACAGCTGGTCATGATGATCTAAGTGATATAGGCTTGGAAACTAGAAAGGATTTTGGTTGTAGACTATTTCAAGAGTTGGATATATGGAGAGCGTAATTTGAAAAGAAAAGAAAAACTAGATTTTGATCAATTCATACAAAGTGAATACGCTGGTTATGTTGTAACTCAGGAAGAAGGATTTGAGGTAGCCGAACCGTTACCTACAGGTTCTATAAGTTTAGACATGGCTATCGGTATTGGTGGTTTACCTAGACGTAAGTTCACAACAATCTATGGTGCTGAATCTTCGGGTAAGACTACGATTTCTTTAAGTATTGCTAAGATGATACGGCAACTTGAAGAAAGGGCATTGTACATTGATGTGGAAAGTGGTTTGGATTATAGCTATGTAAACTCAGTTGTTGGTGGTTTTGACCCGGAATATCTTACGATTATCAGACCAGAAACAGCAGAACAATCCTTAGAGATTGCCGAAGCTGGTTTAGAATCTACGGATTTTGGTTTGATAGTCTTAGATAGCGTGGGTGCTCTTGCACCACAGAAGTTGAAGGATGATAAGTTAGGTGATGATAACGTAGCGTTATTGGCTAGGATGATGGCTAAATTCCTGCCAAGAAATGCTTATAAGTTAGAGAAATCAAGAACGGCTTTCTTATTTGTAAATCAGGTTAGGGATAAGATTGGTTCATACATGGGTGGCTACACAATGCCGGGTGGTCATGCTTTGTATCATCAATGTTCGGTTATTATCTTCTTGGGTAAAGGTAGTCCAATTACGGAAGGTAGTGAAACTACTGGTATTCTAAGTAAGTTTACAATAAAAAAGAATAAGGTTGCTAAACCGTTTATGACAGGCTTTGTACCGTTACGGTTTGGTATGGGTATTGATGAGGGACGTGATGCATTAGATTTTGCATCTGCTCTTGGCATAATCAATAAATCAGGCAATTGGTACAGTTTTGACGGAGAAAAGTTAGGAAACGGTGCTAATAACGCCGCAAATGCTTTATTAGAGAATCGTGAATTACTTGACAAAATCAAAGAATTGTGTTATAATAGTACAATCGGGAAGGAAACCCCGATGGTAGACGAAGAAGAATTACAGGAGGCTTAAGATATGAAACGAACGTTAGGTTTGGAGCGAGTCTTTTACCTTGGTGACTATAAATCACTGAGGGTGACAAGCTTTATCAACGATGTTCCTGATGAAATTGTCTTGGACGAAGATGCTATGAAACTCTTAAGAGAATTACAGCTCGTAGAAATGGACAAGGCTTATTATCAGTATCGTGTACAAGCTCTTATTCTCAATGGTTCGGAAACTGACGAGGGGAGACTCGAACTCTTGGTAGAAAAAGAAGCTCAAGTTTATGCTAATATACAATCCCGATTAGAGGAAATTCAAAGCACAGAGGAGTAAAATAAAATGCCATTTAGTGTAGAAGTTGTAGAATTTGGTGGTGGAGATTTTCAGCGTGTCAAGTATTTTGTTTGGACACCCGGAGAACACACCATTCGTATCTTAGACGAGGACGTTCCAGCTCAATTATGTTATTGGTTTGGAAGTGGACATGTCAAAGCCTTGGGTGCAGATGACCCACAGGCTATCCAAAATAAGCGTATTAGGATGGAGAATCCTGATAACTACAAAAAGGTAAAGGGCTACCGTGGCTTGAATATACGATACTTTATGAACGTATTAGATCGTACACCTGTCAAGGTTTGCCCTGAATGCGGTAAGGAAGTTAAAGCCATTGGTGGTGAATTCGCTAATATTTGCCCGGTATGTCAGAAGGGTGAGTTGAAAGATGTTGAAGTTGCACCGCTTAATGAAGTACGAGTTATTCAAGGTGGTAAAACACTGTTTGAACAATTTGTAGAAAAACAGCGTACAACTACAGACGAGGATGGTAACGAAATCGGCGTACAGAATTTCGATATTACACTCCAAGTTGTAGGTACAGGCAATAAAAGACAGTCAATCGCCCTCGTTGGTGATGGTCGTGACGAGGTAGAAGTTCCTCCTGAACAGTTGTATGATGTGACTAAAATTTTGCCAGAAGTTAGTTTTGAGGAAATGGAAAAGCTTGTTTCCGGCGTATCTTTACGTGATATCTTTGCTGGTAGGCGTGCTACCGCCAAGGTCGAAGCTAGTGAAGATGTAGAGGCTACAGCAGAAGAAGCTACAGAAGATTTATTTGCTAACTAGTAGAGTTGGGGAGGCGAAAGCCTCCCCTCTCCCGTAAGGAGGTAGGTGTGACACAGGAACAAATTATACAAAGTTATTGGATTGGATTACAACGTACAAAGAATCCAGCCAAGCATCTGCATAACTTTTATAGAGATTTGTTTGGTCAACCATTTTACAAGGCGAACCTTACAGGAATGTATAAGGTTGTTAAAGAATTTGGTGCAGAAGTAGTATTTAATTCTATTTGTGATTTATGTGATTGGAACGGTTTTACGCCAACTCGTAACATTATACCCATTATCTACAAAATTTCTGAGCGTAGATACATACACAAACAAGCGTCAGAAAATCAACCGGATATGGTAGACTTATCTGACTTTATGCGAGAGTTGGCACATGTCAAGTAATGTATCAACATATGAGGCTGAAAACGCAGTACTAAACATAATCACAAATAATCCAGAAATGGCTTTTGAAGTACAGCACATAAAGCCGTACATGTTTTCGTCAATTAGCCACACAAGACTATTCGACCTTATTATGAGTCTTGTAAACGATGGGCTAGTACCTGATAGAGCATTGATTGAAGTCAAGATAAATGAAAGTGCTAAGTTAGAAAATCAGGTAGATATCTCATTCTTTCAAACAATACTTGAAGATAATTATGTAACGGACAATCTGGAAGAATACTGTAATATTGTAAACAAAGCATATAAGAAAAGAGAGTTGATAGCGGTGGCTTCGAGAATACCGGGTCAACTTACAGATGCAACGGTTGTCGATGACGTTCTACTAAATGCTAAGTTAGACTTAGATAGAATTGATGATGTAACAGGTGGTAAGGGTACTGCTAGTATGGCAGACCTAGCACCCAACGCTTTACAGATCATGGAACAAAGGATGGAAAATCCTAACTATATTGAGACAACAACGGGTTTCAATGGCTTGGATTTGCTAACTGGTGGTTATCAAGAAGGTATGATTTGGGTTTGGGCAGCTAGACCAAGTGTAGGTAAAACAGCAATGATGATAAACTCCGCTTTGCGGGGTGCTCTAGACGGCATACCTTCAATCATGCTAGAGCTGGAAATGGATAATCAAGCTTTGCTAGATAGAATGGTAGCTACACATACTGGTATTAACCTTACAAGACTAAGATTAGGTAATATAACACCGGAAGAATTTGGAATATACAAGGATGCAATAGCTGAATTTGAAAAGCTACCTTTGTATATTGACACTACGCCGGGAATGGACATTACATATGTAAAGTCTACTGTTAAAAAGTATAATAAAATTTATGGTATCAAGGTAGCCTATATAGACTATCTGCAATTAATGGTAGCAAGAAATGAAAATCAAACAATGGAATTAGGTCGTGTTATGGCTGAAATGAAGATACTATCTCGTAAGTTGAAGATACAAAGCGTGATACTATCTCAGCTAAACAGAAACTTAGAGTTGCGTGACGATAAGCGTCCTACTTTGGCAGACCTAAGACAATCAGGAAATATTGAGGAGGATGCTGATTTGGTTGGTATGTTATACAGACCGGATATGTATCAGAAAGGTAAACCAAAGCCAAATGTTCGAGTTGCTCTTGAAATGCTAGTTAGAAAGCATAGAAATGGTGCAACGGGTTTAATACCTTTAGAAATGGTCTTAGAATCCAACCTAATAGAAATGGCAGAAGATTTCTAAATGGTAAATTCAAAACGCAAAGGTTCACAGTGGGAACGTGACGCGGCAAAGTTATTGAACGAAAAAGTTATCGGTGAATGGAAAAGAGTAGCAGGTAGCGGAGCTTTGGGTGCGATACTTGAAGAACCAACTTTGCAGGGTGATGTTGTTGGTAAGAACATTCCTGCATTTCCCAAAGGTTTTCGTTTAGATGCCAAAGTGGGGTATGGTGGTGCTAAACAAATGACTGTGCAGAAGGCTTGGTTTGACAAAATACGAACTGAGGCAGAAGCTACCTACTCTATTCCAGCATTAATCTGTAAATTCTCAGGTTCACGTAGCGGTACACAAGTATTCGTGATGTTGGACATAGATGCATTTGCAGAAATTATGAATCGCATTGACGATTTAAAATATGAGTTAGATAAAACGATATGGAAAACGAACACTGGAAAGACATCAGAAATTGGATAAGCGTAAAAAGTAGTATACCGGAGATAATTATAGACTATATTTCCGTACTTAACGTACTAAAGCTGTGCGTACACGGTTTATCTAACGCTAAAATAGCATATTTCAGCGATATAAGTGAAGAAGCTGTAGAGGATATTTTGTTTAAGTATTACGGTTTCAAGGGGTGGCTAATAGATTTAGATTTGAATCCGTGGCGTATTTATCAAACGACTCAGGGAAACTACGAATTGTACGAAATGAATATTTGGAGCTTGACAAACTTACTAAATTATGATATAATAGGACTATCTTACAAAATTTGTAAGAAATATGAGGTTATTAGAGAGGAGATTGAATACTATGACTGACATAGCATTACCCGATTTTGAGGAAATGATGCACGCAGTTGATAAAATTGCAGGGTTAGCAGTAGAGGTATCAAAACTTAAAATCACTATCAAACATATGGAAGTACAGGCAGTAAGGCGCGGCGTGGAAGAGGGAATGCCCGTAAATAGGATTGAGGGCGCATATAAGTACGCTGGTTTTGATGATGAAATTCTACCTAAGCGTGAAGAACTAGCAGAGAAGGAAGCTGTGTTAGACCAAGAGAAAGCAAAGCTGGCTATTTCACAATCAATGGTAGATGTTTGGCGTACAGTCGAGGCTAATAAAAGGTTGACGCTATCATGAAACGACCACTTTACTTAAGTAAGTCGGCTATTGATGATTTTATCTCATGTCGAAAGCGTTACTATTATCGCTTGAACTTTAATAAGCAAGCTAAAAGTAGTGTGTACATGACGGTAGGTATCATAGTCCACAATGCATTAGAGAAGTTCTGGAATGACCATGATAAAGCAATTAAGTACGGTATTGCCCAATCGGAAGTCTGGAAGCTGACAGAGCAATGGAAAGGCAAAGTACTTACCGATATCCAGAGCTATTTTAAGAATTTTAAGCATCTAGCGAGTGCTGAAGATATTACGGAGAAATTCTTTAAGGTTGAATACGATAAAGGTATTTATATCTCAGGGAAGTACGACCGCATTACCCCTGAGCATACTATTATCGACTGGAAAACAGGTAAATGGACACCACAAAACCTGTCCGCTGACACTCAGATGATTTTGTATTATAACTCCTATTTTACGGAATACGGAGTTTACCCGAAGGCTGTCTTAGCAACATTGCCCACAGGCAAGCTAAGCATTTACGAACCTAATCAAGTCTATACGGATACATTGTACAACGAAGTGATACCCGATATGCTTGAAGCTATTGAACGGGGTAGCTTTCCTAGAAATGGTTTTTATACATGGAATGCTTGCAAGAACTGTTCATTTAGTCATCTGTGTGATAAAGATACTGGTTTAGACCTCATTAGAGAGGAAGATGAAGAAGTAGAGGATGTGAGGTTCTAAGAAACACTATGGCTTGGTATGTAGAATCACTGGTATTAGATAGAGAACGTATAAAACAACAGTTTAGTGACGGATTTATAATTGAGTCCGACGATGGGGAAAGTCCTGACGCTTTACGAATACTGAATAAAGTTGGCGGTATGTCAGGCTTAGATGCACATGTTAGGGTTTTTATAGATACTGATTTGTACAATCCCATGTTTAATGATATTCTAATGGTCGAAAAGGCTGTGAAGGAACTGTATAAGCAAAAAGAAATAGACCTACTAGATATCGAAGTACTAAATGTGTTATCCAGTGGTGATAGCCTAGTTGAAATGGCACATAGAGAGCAGACCGACGTAAATTTATTGATAAGAAGGTTTTCTACTACGTGTAATAAAATATCATACGAGCTGCAAGGACACTTTACCGATGCAGGATACCTAAAGTATATGAGTGATAAATACAATTTAGATGAAAAACAAAGAAATAAGGTATTACGGTACATGCAAAATTCTCGCAGGACTCGGATTAGGAGATTAATAAATGACAAAGCAACGTACTAAAGACGTAAGATGTATACACCGTCACACTTTTGAAGAACATCCTAAGTGTTTCGCTGAGGGGAAAGTAAAATTCGATTTTGAGAATGATAGGGAATGGGAACGGATCACTAGAACGCCTTGGTGGACATATCCAGAACACAACTTTTGTTATTTTGACATTGAAGCTGATGGTCTGAAAGTAGATTGGGCTACGATGTTAAGTTGGGCTATTAGACCAAAAGACGGAATAACAACTTACGGGGTTATTACCAAGAAAGAACTATTTAGGGAAGAAGCTGTAGATAAGGATTTGGTGGAAGCTTGTATTGAAGAACTAAGTAAGCACAAGATTTGGGTTACATATTATGGTACAGGTTTTGATTTACCATTCATTCGTGCTAAGGCTGTACACTATGGTTTGGATTTTCCTGCATATGGTACATATTACCACCATGACCTTTACTACACAATCCGAAATAAGTTCCACTTGTCACGTAATAGCTTAGACAATGCTTGTGACTATTTTGGTATTAGCGGTAAAACACCAATCGAAAGACGTGATTGGAGAATGGCTAAGTATGGAAATACTAAAGCTTTAAAGAAAGTTATTGACCATAACGTAGCGGATGTGGAAATCTTAGAGGCATTGCATGATAAGATTATGCCCTTCCGTAAGTGGATTAGAACAAGTATATAGGAGAAAAATAATGGCAAAGGACGAGATAGAATTCACCGAAGTGAAACAATCCAGTGAACTAAACGCTAAACTAGAATCTACTGGATTTTGGAAAGTCAGTCAAAATCTTGTACAGAGTCGTAGAGTAGATAACGAAAGTGAATGGGAATCCAAAACAGTAACAATGAGTGCTAGTGCTAAGACTCTTGATGTTGCATTGGCTGAGGTATTTCTATCCATGGAAGGGTATTTAGTAGCACGGAATCACGACCTTTTCAGTGAACTGGATGAAGAACCAATCATCGGTATTGGTGGTGAGCTACTAAACTAATGACAATAATAAAAGAAAACGGCAGAGAGAGGCGGGAACATGATTTCTATGAAACGCCTCTCGAAGTCGCAGCTACTACAATGTATAATATACCTTGTGATGTTGGACATGTAAGGTACGCTCTCGATCCCGGTGCTGGTTCTGGAATTTGGGCTAAAGCACTTAGAATTTATAACCCTGTGGCACACATTACAGGTGTCGAAATCCAACCGCCACATGAATTTGTAGATCATACAGAGTTCCACAATCTATATAATGAATGGCATTTTGCCGATTATTTAGAATGGGAAACCGAAAATCGCTATGATCTTATCATGGGGAATCCGCCTTACAAAGTAGCACACGAGTTTATTGATAAAAGTTTAGAATTGTTAGCTCCAAATGGGCAATTAGTATTCTTATTACGTTTGGCTATGCTTGAAAGTTTAAAGCGTTATAAGACTTTATGGACGCATTCACCGATTTATAAAGTATTCGTGTCCACTAGACGTATTAGCTTCACAGGTGATAGAAAAACAGATGATACGGCTTATGGTATTTTTATCTGGAAAAATGGTTTTGATGGTAGACCTCAATTGGACTGGTTACATTGGGAATGGGATAACATACCCAAACCCGTAGCAACGTCAGCGTTTCCATTTCCGGTTGTTGGCGAAGAATATCCAGAATGGCACTATAAGAGTATTGAAAAGGAAGGCTAAAATGAGGATAATTAAATTACACGGTCTAAATTCTGTTTCAATCCAGAAGAATAAAGGTGAACGCACATTTATAGCGTCTACAACCGGAATAGTTATTTCTATTCCAACTTTGGCTAATATTCTATTGGATTTATTGAAATTAGGTTATATGAGTCCAGAGGTACTAAAAGGTATTTTAGAAGAATACTACACTGAATAGGAAAGGAACATTACATGGAGAATACGTTTTTAGATACACTCACACAAGAATGGGGTGAGACAAGACCAGCTATAGTTATGATTTCTGGACATGCTGGCGTAGGTAAGACTACGTTTGCACAGCTTCTAGGCGAAGTGGTAAAAGAAGATAATCCAGATATGATCATAATGACTATGCCGATTGCTTTAGGTGTTAAATCCGTAGCTTCAACTATGGGTTGGGACGGTCAAAAAGACGTAGCTGGTAGACGTTTATTACAAAGTGTGGGACAGGTAGGTAGAGCATACAATCCTGACGTTTGGATTGCTAAAGCTTGGAAGGGTATTGAAGATACTAATTATCATTTTCAGGGCAGATTAAAATATGCCTTTATCGATGATTGGCGTTTTAAGAATGAAGTTACTTTTATAAAAGAACACAATAATCTAGCTAGGCGAATTTATACCGTAAGGATAGTTGCACCTAGCCGGGAAATTCTAGCTGGCACACCCGAAGCTCTGGATATATCCGAAGTTGAATTAGATGATTATGAAGATTTCGACATACTCATTGACAACGAGGGTAGTCTGGAAACTCTCAAGATGTCTGCTAGATTAGTTGTTAACAACGTATTTGAAAAGACGGAGGTTTAATAATGGATAGTTTGACTTTAGTTACTGCTGGTGGTGTTTCTATTTTACTTTTGGAGGGTGCTAAGTGGGTTCTTCGTAATTGGATTTTGAAGAATCCCGAATTTGATTTCCCTGCTAAGTTTTATGTAGTAGCACTTCCGGTACTGAATATTCTTGTAGTGCCTCTATTGGCATTACTAGGATTCGAGGGTTTTGCCCTACCTGCCGATTGGCTAGGTTGGGGTCGTTCAATTCTCCAAGTCTTTCTTGCATCCCTAATCTCATTGGTTGGGTATAATGCAGGTCTACAGCCTTTGAAGGATTATGCTAGAGGGCTTAAAAACGAGGAAGTTGGAGGATAATTTAAACGGGGAGAGGCGGTTATAGAAGTCGGAGAGCCTAACACGTTAAACCGAGTACTAGCTTTCTCTCCCCCCTTTAGAAAAGAGGATAAAAATGAAGAAACTATTAATAGCAAGTTTACTAGTAATAGCGTTTCTTGGGGTGGCATTTGGTGAAGCTGAAGCTAGTCACTGCGGTGGTGAGCATGTAGGCAATCCAGCATTAGCCCCAGATGGCTACACAATACAAAAGATATGGGTAAAAGCTGGACAAGGTTGTTTTGGCTTTACTGAAAGTGGTACAGATGGTTGCTACACTGCTAACTTTAATGGGGCTAGAACAAAAGCGTCTGTAAGTTTGACTGGATACCCTAGCCCTACCTGTCAGCAGATTTCACATTTGGAGGCTAAGTTTAAGCCACTAGGTGTCACACCAACAGCTACACCGATTACGCCAACAGCTACAGAAGTTCCAACGGAAACTCCTACAGAAGTTCCAACGGAAACTCCTACAGAAACACCAGTTCCACCAACACCAACACCAACAAATGAACCATCGGAGACACCCACTCCTACTGAAAATCCCGAGGAAACTTGGACACCAACTCCTAAACCTACAAACACGCCCGAGGTTACGGAGACACCAGCTCCGACAGACTCTCCTACTACGACACCAACACAGACAAATGAGCCATCGGAGACACCTACAAACCCACCAGAGAAGAAAAAGCCAACTCCAACGCCTCCACAAGAGTTACCTAAAACTGGTTTCTTTGACGAAGGCTTTGGGCTAATGCAGTTTGCTGTATTGGGAATTGTACTTACATTCCTAGCATTTGCGGCTAACTTTGGTAGGAGAAAGCTAAATGGATAATACTCAAGTTATTATTTTAGCGATTGCAAGTTTAATTGCGGGGTTTTTAATTTGCAAAACTTGGTTCTCAATAAATATTGCAGAGTATTTCTTATATAGAAATGGTTTCATACAAAGGGTGGGGGAAACTCCACCCGATGAAACCTATCCTGATTGTCATGATTACTAAAAAATGTCCTACATGTAAAGGTTGTATGACTTACAAACCCGAAGGTGGAGTACCCTTTCTTTGGTGTGATCTATGTCAAAAGACATATGTCCGAATTCCGGGTGGGGAGCTAACATTGGTTGACAATACCCAAGAATTACTGTATAATAGACGTAAGAAACCTTGGAAATCTATTGATAGGAGTAAAGATAGTGGAAAAAATGACACATAAAGGTGTATTACTAATTCAAAAGGATCATGTTCGAGTATTAGCCTATGAGAAAAATGACAACATGGACGAGTTTGGGCTGGTGGAGAGGTATAGCCATGAATTGACTTTCAATCTAGTGGTTGGTTCTGAGGATATGACGCTTAGTTGGGCTGATTTTGTACGATTACTCGAAGTGATGACAGCGGTAAACGATTTGTTTCCGCAGGAGTAATAATGATAGAAATTGAATTTCCTATACGAAGGATGGATTGGATGGAAAATAAAGACAGTCTTGAGGTACTTACTTATGACCAAGCAGTAAATGATATTGCTAGTGTCTTAGATTTACCTCATGACTGTATTTATACTGTAGGGGAATTGGTTGATGTGGCAGCTATGCACTTTGAAGTAACCGGAAGTAGAATTCTAGGTTCTGCTACATTTCGCTTAGGTAATTTAAAAGCTGCTAGAAAAAAGACTTGACAAATAACTAAAAATATGGTATAATGCAGACATGCCTAACATATATAAAGCCGAAAGGCGAGATAGAAAAAGAAAAAATAAGCGTAAGCATGGGCGTGATGGTGATAGCGTATTTCTAATTCAGGAAATACAGCGTAAACGCCGTGATGAACTGTTACGTAAGAAACGAAAGGAAAAGGAAAATGCCAGAAACGGAGACGTTTAGGGAATGGTTTGATAAAAAAGTTAAGGATGGTTTCTTTGAAGATTGGAAAGACTTCATCATTCTTAAAGATGATAATAGTTGCTCACTAGAGTTTGAGTGTATACATAATGAAGTAACATTAAATAAAGATTTCAAATGGTTTTTAGACTATTTAGAAATATTCTTCTCTGATTACGATTTTAGGGTAGCTAAATCAAGTGGACACCCTAATAAGCTACAGGTGGTACTACGATTGGAGGACAGATTATGGAAACCGAAATAAAGTGGTATGTTGGATATAGGGCAAAAAATGGTTGGATTTTATTTTTCAACTCAAGTCAAAAAAATTGGGAAGTTCATCGTTTTAGAGGCACACCTTATATGGATAAAAAAAGTGCAGAGATAGCTATTACTAAACTGTATCCCGACTATATGCCAGAAAATGCTTGTGTTGTAAAAGCAACCATTACAGTTGATTTCGAGGAGTTAAAATGAATAACTGTCCTGTATGCGAAGCTGGTGATTTGGAATTAGCTTATATAGATATTTCAGGTGAATGGATATCATTAGTAATTACATGTGATAATTGTCAAGCTAGTTTTGCTGGTGATATGCAAATAGATCATATGGAAAATTTGGAGGAAGAATGGACTGGCTAATAAGGTTTAAGTGTTGGTGGAACGGACATTACGTAATACAAGAAAAGTATGTAGTAGAGGACGCTAAAAAATATCACGGACATGCTGAAGTACGTACATTTGGTAAATGCAAATACTGTGGTAAAGGTACTAAAGAAAATGAACTTTGGCATAGCGACGAGTATTCATTTTTGGAACGTCATGGGTGGATAGCACCAACCCTTTTTATGATTGGTGCGTTTTTAATATTAGCTTTTTTACTTGTTAGAGTACCTTGGTTAGTTTCTATAAAAGCATGTCATGACGCTGGTATTCAAATGAGCTTAGAGAGTAAGTTTAGTTTTTGGAGTGGTTGCTACTACAAGATAGAAGGTCGTTGGCTTGCTGACGAACTGGTAAAGGTTGTGGATATAATAAAATGAGCGTTAGGCTATTTTCAGGCGATAATAGAGTAGTTATGAACAAGCTATGGATGGACGCTGTATATGTTGATGCTATTTATGCTGACTGTATCTATGAGGAATTAGACTTCAATTGGATTGCCGCGGCATACAAGATACTGAAACCCAACGGCGTATTTTTTGTACAAACTGATTATCATTCAGTATACGTCATGAAGTTGTTTTGCGATAAAATCTTTGGAGAAGAAAACTTCATTAACCACTTGATTTACATTCAGGAATGGGGTGGAGTACCAAAGAGAGCATTTCCACGAAAACATGACGATATTTTATTCTATGCTAAGGATGATGAATACAAATGGTATCCTGAGCGTATACAAATACCCAAAGCAACGGCAGGTACAGCTTTCGATAAGAAAGGTACGGGCATGAAAACCCCATGTGACGTTTTCTATGACTTGGGTAACTTTTCAACAATGGATAAAGAAAGGGTAAAAGGTAAAGATGGCAAAAATATTCAATGGCAAAAACCTCTCAGACTTGTGGAACGCTTACTTGCTCCGACTACAGATATGGATGATGTTATCCTTGATCCGTTTCTTGGAACTGGTACTACAGGAGTTTGGTCGGTAATGAATAATAGAAATTTCATTGGAATTGAAAATGATGCAGAAATCCTAGAAATTGCTAGGGAAAGGATTGCAAATACGTGAGTCACGATAGAGCAAGGTCAAAGTACAAAACAACTTTGATAATCATATCGAAACCGTTTGATTTGAAGCTAAATGATATTGTGTTTACTCATGGGAACGGAATTCGTACAAGACCTAGTAGAATTACAGCATTACGAGACAAGCAGGTACAGCTAGACAACAGTCGAATAATTAATAAAACTGGTTTAATAGCCAAATATGTTAGTGGTGATATTCGCTTTCTAGCACCCGTAGATATAGAGGTAGCGGATATAATGTTAGCATTGAAGGATTATGGTAGATTGTACATTACATCTTATTCCGACTATGCTAGGAAACTTATGGACTATAAGGAAAATTATCAATGAAAAAGCTAATGGTTATATTACAAAATGCTTATGGGGTGGAGGAAGGATATGAGCCGTCATTTGAAAGAGAAAGTTTTATCAATTGTCATACTGGTCGAAGGCTTAAGAACGCTATCCCTGCAAACGTTTCTACTACTATCATCAATGCTAGTCCCAATATTGGTGATACTGCTGATAGCAATTTTAAGCCTAATGTTTCCCACGTTATGAAACGTATGAAGGAAATAAAACCTGATATAATTTTAGCTTGTGGTGTAAATGCTAGGAAGGCAATAAGGCAAATAGAAACAAAAATACCTGTATTAGAAATGCCTCATCCAGCATATAGAGCCTTGACAAATGAAACAGTTTATGATATAATGGAAAGGATAGAAAATTATGCCAAGCAATAAAACAATTTTTGAGGCATTTGAGAAAGCGACTTATATGATTGGTATGTTAGAGTATGTTCTAATTTATGTGGAACTTATTTCGGATTGTCCAGAGGATATTGATAAGTTGAGAAATATGAGAAATAAAAATGAAAGACAATATAGGAAATTTAGAGCAAGGTTAGAGAGGATTTTAGGAATTGATGAATGAGCGCATTATATAACTTTATTTCTGAGGAGTTTACTTTCACAGGTAGTGAAACAAGTCGCTATCTGCGTACAGAAGAACACAATTCCCTTATCTATGATAGGGAACGGGATATATTCTTTTGGAACTCCAAGAGTATAGTTGGCGATGCGCTTACGTGGCTAACACAGATAAAGGGATATAGCTTCAATGAAGCTAGGAATATCCTAGAGTCTCAACCCAAATATTCTACAACTGTAGTTTATACAATAAACACAGAGAAGGGTAAACAGGATATTGTAGTTTATCCCGAATTGGTAGATGTGTTTTGGGAGAAAGGTCAGTTTGAACGGGATTATTGGTATGACCGTTTATTAAAGGATAGTACCATAGACAGGTTTAGGTTAGGTTTCAATGATGGCTGGTATACAATTCCTATTTTTATCAACGGTACGTTTAGAAACTTTCAATGTCGGATGGATGACCCTAAAAAGATTAGACCTTGGTATAGGGGAGTCGGGCCGCTTTTATTTAATTCAGATTTACTAGGCGTTACCGATTACGTGATAATAACCGAAGGAACAGTCGATGCGATCTTATTGAGTCAAGTTGGCTACCCCGCAATGTCACACAATACGGGTGCTGGCTGGATGGAAAATTGGCATAAGTACTTCACAAAACAAAAGGATATTGTATATGTATCCGATCATGACGAATCCGGCTTAGAAGCTGCCGAAAAGGTAGCTATCAATCTTGGACTGGACAGGGTTAGAATTTTGGTTTTTGAAGATTGTCCTGATAAGTATGATAGTGTTGATTACTTCCGTGATGGAGGTACTAAGAAAGGTTTTGACGAATTATTAGACAATGCAAAACCAATATATTTCTATAAGGAGCTAAAAAATGGCAAGCGTACCAGATTTCAAAAGTGGTAGAGATTTAGTAAATTCACAATTTTATCGAGAATTTGATAATATAGATGATGCTCTCAAAGACCTTATTTATTCAGCCTATTTGCAAGGGCATGAGGAAGGTTACAATGAAGGCTTTGAAGTAGGTCGTGATGAAGGATATGAGGAAGGCGAGGACGATGGATATAACGCTGGCTATGATGATGCCAGATCGGAGTTTGAAACAGATGAATGGTAAAGTAGGGTTTGACCTAGATGGTGTACTTTACGATTGGCATGGTGTGGTTTATGAATGGATGCAGGATAGCCATAAAGGTGTAGAGAATGTAAACTATGCTGATTTCTGGAACAATTGGCTACCTCAGCAAAACGATACTTTGCAGGGTTTTCTAATGAAAACTCCCATCTTTTACACAAAAAAGATAATGCCCGATAGTGTCAGGAATGTGCTTTGGGATTTGGCTAATAGTGGTCAAGAGCTATTCTATATTACATCCAGAGCATTAGATGTTAGATTTGCTACAAAGTGGTGGTTGGAAAGTAGTCGTATACCCCATACTGATAATTTGATTTTCGCCACAGAAAGTAAAGTACCTTACGTAGTAGATCATAATATTGAGTTTTTCATTGAGGATATGACCAAGCACGCTTTAGAATTACGAAATGTTACAAACGTTATTTTGAAAGCACAGCCTTGGAATGAGATTATTCAACCAGAATTCACAACAGTTCAAAGTATATTAGAGATACCCGAAGTGTTGTTAGGAGTTACAGCATGAAAGATATATTAATAGCAGTGACAGAATCGGACGCTCAGTATCCGATACGAAATAATCCTACGGACGCTGGCATAGATTTAAAATCATACTTTGATTATATAATCCATGAAGGTGAAACAAAGATTTTACGTACAGGTGTAGCCGTACTAATACCAGAAGGTTATATGGGTTTGATTATGCCAAAAAGTCGTAGTGATTATTTAATTGGCGGTGGCGTAGTAGACGCTGGTTATACAGGTGAAATAAAGGTAAAGATTGTAAATACATCTGGACATACTTTAGGTATTGCATACTCACAAGAAATTGCACAACTTATAGTAGTGCCAGTTGAAATACCAGAACTAAAATATGTAAATTACAATCATTTGGAACGTGAAGGTAAAAAGATTTCGGAACGAGGAACAGCTGGTGGTATTAACGAATCTTGGGATGGATTGGATAACACATTAAGGAGAGGATTCTAATGACAGGTACAGTTTGGGGAGTTGAAGTCAGTAAGCGGGTTTATTTAGCTGGTGGTATGCACAGTAATTGGCGTGGAGTTCTTACAAATAAGTTAGAAGGAAAAACATTCTTTAATTTTATTGATCCGTTGTCTAATAATATGAGAAAACCCGACCAGTATACATTTTGGGATTTGCGTAGCATCGAACAGTGTGATATTTTGATAGGGTATATGGACAAGACTAATCCTAGTGGTTTTGGTTTGAACCTCGAAATAGGTTACGCTAAAGCATTGGGTAAGACTATTGTTCTGGTTATTCCAGAGGACTTTACTAGGGATGATGAACGGTCAAAGTACTTTGATATGGCTAGGGTATGTGCTGATGTAATTGTACACACTCTGTCCGATTGTGCTGATTTCCTGAAAGGAATTGAATACAAATGAAGTATGAGGATATCTTTGGTACAATGTACTTAGGCGAGGCAAGGGAAATATTACAGGAACAAGAGCTTCCTAAAATAGACCTTTGTATAACCTCCCCTCCATATTGGGGAGTTCGTGACTACCATAACGATAGGCAACTTGGACACGAACCACATTACAATAGCTATTTAGATAAGCTCTGTGAAATTTTTGAACAGGTAAAACCGCACTTTACTAAGACAAGTAATCTTGTGGTAAACATAGGAGATTGTTACTTTAGCCGTAGCAAAGGCACAGGAGGCCCAAGTAAGAAACAAGATTCTAACAAAGGTTCTCGATTTACGCCTTTGAAATTACCTGCGGTTATGCCTCAAGGTGCTTTGGTGGGTATCCCCCAACGCTTTGCTATCAAAATGGTAGACGAGCATGGTTGGATACTCAAGCATACAGTGATTTGGCATAAACCCAACGCTATGCCCACAAGCAATAAAAAGAAGTTTACATTGGATTTTGAGTACATATACCATTTTGTACTTGATACTCGAAAGTATTATTTCAAACAACAGTTTGAACCCTTCGTAGAGGGAACGGACGAACTCTACCGTAGGAAACTCAGAGCTAATAAAGAGTACAATGTAAAGGATGAATACAAAGAAAACACACCCTACAAACATAATAAAAATAGGATTTCAAGTCAGGAATCTCCTAATAGAATGTGGGATGATGACGAATCTCTAGAACGACAGCTAGAGAATGGCAGAAACAAACGTAGTGTGTGGTCGATTAATACCCACGGATATAAAGGTAGCCATGCAGCTACATATCCTAGAGAGTTGATTAGCTCCCCTATAGACGCTATGTGTCCCGAAGGCGGTGTAGTTCTTGACCCATTTATGGGTGCTGGTACTACTGCTATAGAAGCTGAGGCGCAAGGAAAATACTGGATTGGTATTGAACTTAACTCAGAATATTTTTATGATGCAATTAGGAGGATTGAAAATGAACGTCAAGGAACTAGTTGAGTACATTCAGTACTTAGAAACGTTTGGAAACCAAGTAACTCAGGATCAGTCACAGTTTTTCCGTCAGATGGTGGAAGTGCTAAAGATGGTTACTACAAAATTGAATGAAACGCTAAGTCTATTTGCTTTTGCTACAATCTATAATGAAGGTGAATTGCGTTTCCCTAAAAACTATTTTGAAATTCATGGGGAACTTCCTTATGGATTGAATATTGATAAAGAAAGTGATCCTGACTTTATTATTATTACAATGAATGAAGTTGATGAATCGGAGGTAGAAGATGACGAGATTGACAGCGTATCCACAGACGAATAGAGAGGCACAGCAAATATATACTATCGCAGCTATCTTGCTGTTAGTAGGTGAACCTATCGTAACTGAACAAGGCATTACAGAGTATCATCTTACTCTACCAGCAGAACACTTTGAGCAATTTTATGGAAAGGGTGTTAATCTGTTTGTTGAGGAAGGTGAAGATGGTAGTGAAACATTGATTGCTAATGTTTATGAACCAGAAGATGTAGTAATAGCGGGTGAAGCTAAGGATGTAGAAGAATAATGGCAGAGCTAAATCCTATTGGTAAACTAATACATGAAAGAAAGTATGCCCTTAAAGACGAGCAAGGGAACGTTGAAACTTGGAAACAAACGTGTCTTAGGGTTGCTATTAACGTTGCTTACGCTTATCATGATAAAGATATAGTAGACAAAGGTAAGAATGTAAAAGAAGTGCAGGAAGATGAGGAACGTAAGATCGATACCTTTTACAACATGATAAACGAGTTAGTTTTTATCCCCGGCGGTAGGATATTAGCGAACGCAGGTACGGATATTAAAAATCTTAATAATTGTTTTGTGTTACCTATTGATGATAGTCGTAAATCAATATATCAAACTTTGGGTAACGCAGCTGAGATTTTTGCTTGGGGTGGTGGTTTGGGATACAACTTTTCTAATCTAAGGGAAGAAGGCGCACGTATCAAAACTACAGGTGGAGAGGCAAGCGGCCCACTTAGCTTTATGAGTTTGTTTGATAACACTGGTGAAGTAATCCAGCAAGCGTCTAGGCGTGGTGCTCAAATGGGTGTATTGAACATTGACCATCCAGACATTGAAAAGTTTATTCATTTCAAGTCAGAACCAAATCAAAGAAACGCTAGACTTTTGGACACGTACAAAGACCATTTACGTAGGGCTAGAAAAGCCACAGACGGCAAGGCTTATTTTGACATCTTAGAAAAGACATTGGTAGATGACCAGCTTACTCATTTCAACATTTCGGTCGCACTTACGGATGATTTTATGAACGCCGTAGTAAACGATGAAGATTGGAATTTGATTTCTAGAGTAGACGGTAGCGTAACCAAAACAGTCAACGCTAGGGAATTATTGTTTTCTATAGCTGAGCAATCTTGGGCTAGTGGTGATCCCGGTGTATTATTTTTGGATAGAGCAAATGAAGATAATATGGTGAAATATCTTGGTAATTTGGAAGTAACTAATCCATGCGTTACTGGTGATACACTTATCATGACCGTCTTAGAAGGTGCTAAACCTATCAAGGAACTTGAAGAAGAAGGTTTTGATGTCCTAGTTTACACATGGAATAAAGAAACCAAACTACCAGAAGTAGCAATCATGCACGATATTCGTAAGACCAGAGAAAATGTAGACGTTTTAGAAGTAGAGTTTGATAGTGGTCTAAAACTTAGATGTACGCCTGACCATAATTTATTTACCATTCGAGGTAAAAAGGTAGAGGCTAAAGACCTTAAGGTTGGGCAATCTATCCGTGCTTATAGGGGAGAAGTACACAAGGATGGTCACGTTAGAGTGCATGGGTATGCTGAGGGCAAAGTACAACATCAGTATACAGCTAGAATGGTTTATGAGTATTTCTTTGGTGGGATTCCGGAAGGGCATATTATCCACCACCTAAATATGATTGAAAATGACAACCATTGGGATAATTTGCAAGCCCTAACCCCGGCGATGCATAATAGCATTCACTATGCAGAACGCCACAGAGCCGGGTTTAGTAAGAACCACAAAGTAGTATCTGTAAAACCAGCGGGCAAATCCGACGTTTACAATGGTGTGGTGGATGAAACCCACGCCTATGTAATAGCAGACCCCGACTCAACCAAAGACTTCTTTACTGGTATTGTATCGGCAAACTGCGGTGAAGTACCTTTGCTGAGATATGAGCCATGCTGTTTAGGTTCAATCAATTTACACAAGATGTACAATGCAGCTACTAACGATGTGAATTGGGAATTTTTAGAGTTTATTGTACGTAATGCTGTAACGTTCTTAGATAGCGTACAGGAAATTAGCGAAACACCAATACAAGATATAAATGAGTGGTCTAAAGGTCTAAGGCGTATTGGTTTGGGAGTTATGGGGTGGGCTGACTTGTTGGCTGAGTTAGATATACCATATGATTCTGATGAAGCTTTGGACTTGGCTAAGAGGCTGAGTTGGTTCATTACCTACTTTGCTTATCTACAATCTATGGCATTGGCTGATGAACGTGGTGTATTTGATATGTATGATAGCGAAAAGGTTGATTTACGTACTGTCATGCGTATCTTGAATAATCCAGAATATGCCGCGAAACAGATCGAAGAAGTTGATGTAAGGCACTTAGGTTTACGAAATGTTGCTGTGACAAGCATTGCACCAACAGGTTCAATTTCGTTACTTGCTGGTGTAAATTCCAGTATAGAACCTTTCTTTGCCCTAGCTTATACGAGGAACATTACAGATGGTGTGGGTAATGAAGCTAAGGAAGTGGTCACAGAAGTCAATCCAATACTATTCCGTAGACTTATGGAGTATGGTTATTCCGAGGACGAGATAGAGATATTAACTAGACGTATCGAAAGACAAGGTACTTTAGAAGGTGCTGGAAAAATTTACGACAAGGTAAAGCCCAGCTTTAGGACTTCTCAAGAGATACATCCGGAATGGCATATAAAAATGCAAGCAAACTGGCAATCGTCGGTTGATAATGCTATCTCAAAGACTATCAACTTACCAGAAGAAAGTACGCCAGTGGATATCTATGAGGCTATAATAGCCATGTGGGTATCTAATCTCAAAGGTGGTACAATCTATCGTACCAATAGCAAACTATTTCAAATCTTAAATACAGGAGTAAATTAATGGAAACTATAAAGATTTATTTGTTTGAGGAGTTCGAGGAGATAAAGGCAGTTATTGTAGCTAACAATATCAAAGAAGCTATGATGCAGTTTCAGGGATATGTTGATGAAGCTAATAAAGATGAAGAATATTCACAAGGTCTATTATTGGTTGCTGGTAATGGTAGGGCAGATTGGCAAATCGAAGTATACGAGAACTACAAACCGGACGCTGTAGATCAGGTACTTACAGCGGACATGGTTAGCATGGTCATTGATGTGTTCGAGTTTGATTTCGTAATCGGCAGAGTTTACGGCAATCTGTAAAATTTTTGACAAAGTATGCGCCAGCTTTTGTAGCTTTCCCCACAGGGTTTGCAGGGCGATGCACAAAAGGCAGGGCGAAACTTAGGTTGACAAACTTAGCTTTGAAAATAGACAAAAAAAATAGACCTCCCAACTAAGGGAGGTCTAATCTTACAGGGCAATATT